CTAGCGACCTTCCCTGTTTCTGAGGGGCAATCGACTAAAAAGATCTTCCAGTACCTCCTGGGGAACCACGGGAATGTCCGGTATAAAGGGCACCACTAAAATATCTGAGATAAACTCCCTACCGTTGGGGTCAATGGACTTTCTGGTAACCTCTACCTCAAGCCAATCCTTCTCAAAGTTCCAGCGGTACCTGATCTCCGGCTGACCTGCAAGGTCATGCTGTACAAAATCCACAGCATCCCTGGTGCTCTGGTGGTTGGAGACTTCCTCAACGGCCTGTGCAATCAGAGGCTTCACAAGCTCAAGGTACTTCCCATGGGCATCCTCTTCAGCGGAGACATTGTTTTCAGCTGATGCGTCATCAACCCTTTGAATAACGCTCTCTATTTCATCAGCTTTATCAGGGGCAAACTTTTCCGTAAGCCGCCGGGCAACATTTGGGGCGACATCAACAAGGTCACCCCTGTGCCAATCCCCCATCAGCAGCAGTACCTTGCGGATTGCAGAGGGCTTTCTAAGGATGATGTTGTAAGAATCTTCCAGACTGAAGCCCAGGGAGAGTAGGCGATCATAGGTGGACATTCTTTGGAACAAAAGGGAGCGGGGAGCGTGTGCATTTGTACAAAACCAGATAATGAAGTCCTCTCTGCGAGCAAAAGGCTCATTCGTTTCTGGGTCTGTCAGCATGCTGAACATCGGTACAAGATCAATTTCACCAGTAACAGGATCAGGCACTTCTGTGACAGTATTCAATAAACGATACACACGGGCCAGGCCACGCTCCTTGAGCAAGCGAGACATATTGAAGTCTCTGGAGGCCTGGCGGAGGGTTTCGAGTGGGTTATCCCCAAGGGCAGGCAGGCCCCCATCGAACATATCTGCTACTGTCAGGAACATGGACTGGATCTTTTCTGCATACTCAGCAGGAAGGGAGTTGCTTTTGCTGAGCATATCCGCAACGCCTGCGAAGTCCATTTCCCTCATCAGGACAGACACTTCCTCCTGTGCGGAATCTGTGAATTTTATAAGTGAGTTTATTTGCATAGCATAATATCTCCTGTGATTTGTGCCGCATAAAGCGGCACTGATTTCTTGGGGGAGTAATTATTTAGTCTGTCTCAAAAATTTGATCTTCCGGCAGTCTTGTGAAGAACACATGGGACTTTTTGTCCTCAGACTTTTCAGCCGGGATGAGGCGGGTGCGAATCTCTGCCAGCTCCAACCGGGCATTCATCAGGTCTCGCACAGCATTGCGAGCTCTGTTTGCAACCGCAGTTGTGTCAAAGGCTACTTCGAGGGCCTCTCCTGGAGCCAGGAGTTCGATCTCCTGAATTAGATCGTCCCATTTTGACTCACGCCGCACCCAACTTGGAACATCGGAAGCGGTTATTTTTCTTTTTATTTCATACTCTAAATTCGACATAATTGTCTCCCCGGATTGCGTTACAAAAAGGTGTTTTTATTCTCCTCCAAGAGAACCTAATATAAGTATACTAATTTTACCTTGAATTGTCAAGTTTATAAGCGGCCAAATAGTCACTCAATGGAAGCTTTTCTAAAAACTGGGAATACACTCCGTCTATAAAAGCAAGTCTTGACATGGCTACCCACCAGTTCAAGGGGCACACATTTTCCTCCAACACAGTTCCTTCGTCATCTGTGAACATAATCCCATAGTGTTCCCCGCAGGGGCAGACATCAGTTTTCGTGAGTCTACATTTGGACAAGCGTCTTCTGTGATCCACGTTTTGCCTGATTTGCTGCTTTCGCACAAACTTCATAGAGTGATACAGGGCATTGCTGGTTTTTGTGAGCTCCATGACAGGGTCTTTCCCTGACTCTTCAAGCATCTGATTGACGGCGTATGTCAATTCAGACACGCCCTCCAGTACATCCCTGTGATTTTGCACGGCCTGCGTGAGCATGGCTTTGTCGTCCACCTGGGTGAGCGAGCGAATGCGCTGGACTGCGGTGTTATTGGCTTGCAGTTGTCGCTTCACAGTATCCAGTTCAGCGAGAAGATATTGAACCTGTGTGTCTGTTCGGGGTGCAGCTTGTGTTTGCGTGCTCATTAGTGTTTGCTCCTTCTCACGTCGTCCATTCCTTCTCGATAGACTGATTTTTGACCCTGTGTGGCATCCCCATAGAAAGCTCCGCTTGCATCTTCAAGCGTCTGGAACACAGAGAACGACTGGTACTTGCGGCTCTCTTCCAGGGTGATCGTCATGCGCCCTGATCCTGGGGCGTAATCAACCGAAAACACAGAAGTGGCTTCTGCTTCTGCTTTCTGACCGCCCATGGCTGTGTACTTACCAGTGCCTGCGGCAGCCTCTCTTTGGGATGTTAGAGATACTTGAGAAAGCAGGAACAAAACCGTTTTGTATTGTGCAACGATACGAGAGCTCTCTTCAACAACCAGAATTTGCTTCTCATAATCTGAAAGCTTTGCGCCTGTAGGGATAATGTACTGCTGTAGATGATCGGAAATGATTACCTTTGCTCCGAACTCTTCAATCAGGTACTCCCACCGAGAGCGCCCCTTATCAGAGGGCAACATCGTGGTTGTGAGATCCCGAGTATTTCCTGCTTGCTTGCTTGCAGAGTACAAGAGCAGGGGCCAGCTACTCATTACTTCCATGGCCTCCTCAATGGCGGTGGCTTGCACTCCCGTGCGTGTGTTGTATCGCAGGTAGTCCGGCGTCAAACCCAAGTGCTGACACTTTGGAGTGCCACATGCAGGACATGCTTCAAGATATTTGTGCCCATCCCGCAGCAGGAGGCGGGTAGCCAGGTTGCACAAAATCGTATCCCGGTAACGCTTCTCATTCATACCGGACTCCAGGGTGTCAATCACCGTTGTGGGTACGTGTGTCCGGGCACCCATGGTCATAAAGTTGATCAGAATATTCACGACAGCCGTGGTCTTGCGGCGCTTTGGAGGGCCCTGGAAGACAAGCACCTCCCCATTCACAATGTCAATGCCATACAAGGCAATATCCAGGGGCCGGATACCATAAGGGAGCAGTAACTTACGGTTATCCTCAGGGCGGCCCCAATCGTCCTCACACTGTGCCAATAGTGACCCAATGCGTGGGTCATATCCGGGGGTGATTGAAAGAAGTGCTTCTTGTTGGATCATTTGGACAAGTCCTTTTTTGTGGGATTTTCAATGCGTCTCCGCACTTGAGAATAACGAAAGCTCCGTGGGTCAGGCGGAACAAGCTGCTGTTCAATGGGGGCATCTGGCATTTCATCCAGGCTTTCCATGGTTTCAAGAATCTCACGCAACTTGGCACGCTCAGCGCTGGAGTGCATGCGCTTTAGAGCTTTGAGGGAATTGGCTTCCTTCTTGTACGGTGCTTTACGGAATGAATCAGACATGAGTTTTCTCCTTGTTGTTTTCATAGTTCCTGACAAGCGTTTCCAACTCTGTTCCAAGTATCTTTGAAGAGATCAGGTCACTGACCTTGTGTGCAATCAGCAACCTGACCCTACTTTCTACTTCTGGGGGAAGCCGCAAGTCCACTGTAATGATGAACCCCGGTTTCCGTTTATTATCGCCCGCTTCGATACCGTTTTTATATTCCATAGAATAAATATAGCATCGAAATAACTTATTGTCAAGGGTTACTTTGTTTCCGCCCAGGATCTCCCAATTGAGGGATCAGCAATGATAGGAACCTTGAGGTTGTGGAGCTGTTGGATGCTCTCCATCTCCCGCTTCACAATGGGTGCAAACTCTGCGGATGATTCTTTTGGGACCTCGAAAGAGATTTCATCATGCACAGTTGAGACCATCTTTGCCCCATACCATTCAGCGTAATTACTCAAGGAGATCATCACGACTTTTGCTGCATCCCCGCAGGAGCCCTGAATGCGGGCGTTGACACACTGCCGCTCAGCAGCCCCACGCAGGCCGGATACAGGAGAGCCAAGATCAGGCAGGCGGCGGCGGCGTCCGCCCATTGTTTCAACATAGCCAAGGGCTCGGGCTTTGCGGATCAGATTACGCTTCCATGCAACCAGAGTTGGGTACGTTCTGTCAAATTGTTGAAGCCAGGCCTTTGCATCCGCTTCCCTTGGCCGAGGCTTGCCAGAATTTTCCATGAGATCACATAAGCCCCGGGGCCCAATGCCATATCCCCACGCAAAATTGAGGTGCTTCCCAACGCCACGATCCACATCCATGTCATCGGCAGTTTTCTTGTGAAGATCTCCCCCCTCAATGAAGGTGTCGATCATTTTTATTTCCCCACTGTCAGAGGCCATATATCGGAGCTCCATTTGAGACCAGTCGCAAGTCAGGTAGTCCATCCCCTCAGGGGCGATGAACAAGGTTCTCAATTGAGACCCCAATTCTCCATGGGCTGGCACGTTTTGCAGGTTGGGGTTGGATGAACTCAGCCGTCCTGTCACTGTGCCTGTTTGGTTGTAGTTGCAGTGGATACGTCCATCCACCATTTTTTCCGCATAAGAATGAAGGTAAGTCTCCAGGAGCTTTTCGTACTTCTTCATCTCAAGCAGCGTTGCAACTGCTCCGGTTTTATCCTTCTGGATAAGGCGCTGCAGAACCATTTCTGATACTTGAGGGGCGCCACCGGGTGTTTTTGTTTGTACAGGCAAGCCAAGAGTCCCGAAGAGATACTTTCCTAAGGCCGGAGACGATCTGTAATTCACCCCGTTGGTCATGTCGATCCATTTGGATTGCGCCTTGGAAAGCCCTGCGGAAAACTCAATTTCAAGAGCACGCATAGCGACCTGATCAATGCAGATGCCATTACGTTCCATTTGAAGGATCACTTTGGCGAAGGGCATTTCTACATCCCAGAACACCTTCTCCATTTCCTCTTGATACAGGTCATAAACAAGCTTGTTCCACAGCTCCAGGGTCAAGCGGGAATCCATTGCCCCGTATCTGGCTAGTTGTCCCAAGGGCAGTTCAAATATAGAGACGTCTTCAAGGCGTTTTTTGCCAAGGGATTTCTTGTTTTCCTTTCGCAAGTCATTGAACTCTGGGAGGTTCTCATACCCGAGGCGTGCCTCCGCAAGGTGCTTCAAGCCAAGCTTCTCGTTTTCATTGACCAACCACTGAGCTACCTGTGTATCCGCATAGTGTGCTGGCACACTCAGATGGTTGTACAACATGTGCACATCAAACATCACATTGTGTCCCACAAAAAGCTTATTCGGGTTTCTCCACATCCCACGGACGCCTTCCATGCAAGCCGCCAAAGCTTCCCCGCACACGTACCACTCATGCTCACGATCCGTATCTGTTGCGAAGGAAACCCCATGCACGGAGTCCCGCATGAAATCCAATCCAGTTGTCTCTGTATCAAAGGCAATCACATCCGCTGCATCCAATTGCTGGAGAAGAACGGGCACTTGTTCATATGTGTTGATAAGCCCAGGGAAAGCAACGTCACCTTCAGTGGAGCTGTTTCTTGTCACTTCAATATCCGGTAATAAATACGTCTGTATATCCATAGCATCAATACTCCTAAAACCAAATGGCCTGTTCGGCCATCGGGTATAAATTCTTATGCGAAGATGTCTTCTCGTTCTGAAAGGGCAGCGAAGGCGGTACTGCTTTGGGCCTCCCCCTCTTTGCGCTTTTGAATAATCGCATAAGCTATGGCCGACATCAATGGCAAGTCCTTGTTGATGTGCGCCAGGGACGTGCGTGTCTTGAACTCAAACTGCTTGTTTGTGAACGCCACATTGAGAGACTCAAGGACAAGATCAAGGTCATATTCACAAGCGCTCAGAAGATGCTGTGCGTAAACAAGTTCCATGCGGTAGGCGTTTGACTTTCTTGGGAACCGAAAAGAAACAGGGATGCCTTGCTTCTTGCTGGTTTGTTGTGAGACAAGAACTTCAAAAGCCTTGACAATGGCCTCCACAGGATTGCCTACATCTGCACGAAAATAGACGCCCTTATATGCTTGTAGTTCAACTCCGCACAAAGGACAGCACCCCTCTTTTCTGCGAGCAAACTCCTCATGGCATGCAGGACAATTAGGCATAGTACCCCCTATACAAAGCCCAGGCTGCGCAGGGTTTCAAATGTGGCATCTTCCTGCAGATCGGATACAAGGCCGTCTGCTTTCATCTGATTGTACAAAGCCAGGCGCAGGTAATCACTGTCGATCAAGCCATGATGATCGCAGCCAGCAATAAATGCATTTTGCACACCGATGGTGACCAGACAGCGCAACGGGATTTGCACTTTGTTCTTTTGCTTCTTGGGCGGACGCCCGGGTGTTCTATAAACTGCTTCTTGTTCTGACATTATGTTCTCCTTGGTATATGTATAGCACAATTATTATACTGCATAAATGCGGCCAAGCGCAAGGGAGTCTTTAGCCAGGCCCAGGGATGCCAACATCAGCATACAGGGCCTCCTGTAATCCTGTCGTTTGCTTGGAGGAATCTCTTCCATTATCCGCCATGTAGAAGCCGTGGCCTTGATAAGATGCACGCTGCCCCCGTAAAGGTTATACATCTTCAGAGACTGTACCAGTGAGGCGAATGATGAAGGGGCATACTTTTCAATACCTACATTGGTGAGTTCCAGGAGGGCAAAGGGGGCAGTGGAAGTGATCTTTACCTTGTCCTCCAATAGGGAATAGGCCTCATTGGCAGTTTCAGCAAACTCACACTCCCCCAAGGACGTGCGCTTGGTCAAGGTCATCCCAAAGGTATCTATGGCCCAGGAATCTGCCCGTTTCTTTTCGATGGTGTCCTTAGAGGCACCCTGGTACCACTCTTCCTCTGGCATGCGGCGGAGGATCTTGCTGCCATCTACAATCAAAAACCCCCGATGGGCGCCCCGATGGATAGAAACCGGAGGGTCAATGATATTGAACAGTTCAAACACACCCTCTGATGTTCCTTGGGAGGTCTCCAGGTAGAGCCCATATTCTTTCCGACGCCCACATCCACGCACGGGTTGGGTAATTGTTTGGACGGCCATTACTCTTCCTCCTGATACTTGACATGGATCAACTGGACTTTACCTTCAAGGTGCTTCATGTTCTCCGGAAGCTCCTCAACACCATCAGGCAGCACAACACGGGGATTTTGCAGGGAAGTGTACCCAAACACCCCACCCTGCCAAGTCAAATCCAGGGCGGCTGTGATGTCCCCTTGCACGTCCTTTTCTGCACTCCAGAAAGCACAGGTTAGATCAATCATGCCCTTGTTGCTTGGATCCCCTTCAAGGATCTCTTCTGGAATTGCGTCACGTGCAATACAGCCATTCTGGATCAGCAGCTCCGCAAGATCCTGGTACGTTCGCCCAGGGGCATTGATAACGGGGATCGCTTGAGGGTGCCACAGAAACAGGCGTGACAGGTTCGGCACCAGCCCTTCAGGGATACTGTTGATAGGGATCCTCTTTGAAACACCCCACTCTTTAGCCTCAGCAATAAACTGAGGGACGGTGTAGTGCTCTTTGCCTACCATCATCAGGAAATCATTTATAACCAGACCGGGATCATCCATGGCACTTGCCTCCTTATGTCTTGTGAAATAAGTATAGCATAGAAATCTTTTTATTGTCAAGACTTCTATGCATACCAATCTGTTTATATTTATTTTTTTACAATGGGGTTGTACTTCCTGGGCTTGTTCATAATGACATGCTCAAGAATGTCCAGCTGGTGGAGGGCGATGGTAAGTTTTTCTTTGTCTGCTTTTACATCAGGGTTATCTACAGCATCCTTGAGATCAATGTACAACATGTCAAACTCGTAAAGAACTTCTGCGTCACTTCTAGCCATAGCGCCTCCTTTCGTGCTGGTGTGGGAATCTTACCATATTTACATAGAGCTTTCCAGTCGCCGTGCCAACTCCAGTAACTCTTTCACGGCCAGGCGGCCCCGCTTTTTTAGTTCTGCGTCTGTGACAGGCAGATCGGCAACCATGGAGAGGTCATTCTTTGCGGTCTCCAGGGCGGTTAGAACCAGCATGCCCACGCCATCCTCCGCAGATTCTACTGTCTCTTCTGGGGCATGGCTCTTCGTGAGAGACTTTCTTTTCTCGGTTTCTACAAGATCCCGAATTTTCCGCACCGTCTTGAGACGGATGGCAGTGTCCGCCAGGGCTTCCTGCTGTTCCAATGGCAGAGGAAGGAGAGGCTCAATTGCAGAAGGGGCCAGGCGGCCATCAGCCACGGCCTTTTGTAATTTCGGAGAGGCTTCCAGGGTGGCAAGGGCAAGGGAAACATCTGCGCTGGTAGTTCCAAAGCTGGCAGCAATTTCCTTCTGAAGCATCCCAAGTTCCTTGAGTTTGGCGAACGTCTTTGCCATATCCAGGTACCCAATAAGCTTCCGCTCATTGTTGATGATCACCTGCTGGATCACGTAATCACTTTCATACTCCACTTGCTCGACCTCAACGTAGGGCACAAACTGCATGCCCAAGGATAAGGCCGCTTTGAGCCGACGATGCCCGTCTTTGACTTCATAAAAGCCATCGTCTGCCGGGGAGACAATGATCGGCACCATGATACCCCTCTCAGCAATAGACGCCGCAAGAGAATCGTCCACCTCTTCACGTACATTCCCACGAGACCGGATATATTGCACGTCTATATATTCCATATTATCCTCCTGTTTTATTTTTCACGTGAAAAGTATAGCCTAAATATTAGAATCGGTCAAGACAAATTGATCTTCTTGTGTTCACAAATCGTCTTTGCGGCGGCCACGCAACGCCTGCCGAGTGAGGCATGTACGCAGTCAAATGTTTCATCCCCGTCTCTGGTGAGGTGCTTCAAATAAATGTCATGCAGGCACATCACCCTGATCCGTTCCTCCACCTCCCACATGGCCTCAAAATCCCTGGAGTAGTGGGGCACAAACTTGTACAAAGACTCCGCAAGCTGAATGTCCGTTGCTTGCTTCTTACTCAGAACCAGCGCCCGCTGCCCGTTGTCGATGGTCTCCCACTTGAAACCCATCAGGTGTTCAGCGACCAAAATTCGGGCCTGGTGCTCCTCAATGTATACATCTTTCATCGCAGGGGGAACCTTATCTTTCTGCCTTTATAGGCTTCCACGTCTGTGCCACGCCAGAACTCAAAGACGCAAGGGATATTCAGTGAGCGCCCGTATTGCAGGGCGCTCTCCTGAGTATCAAATGGCTTTGAGATAAGGGCTACCTGGAAAGGCAGCTCTAACACAAGATGCCACTTATCCATTGACAATACTCCTCCAGCCGTTGTCCTGAACTGCGGCCAGCTCAACTGTTTCTCCAGGGGAAGGATCCTCCAGGAGGAAAGACAAGTCGGTGTCGATATTGATTGCAGGCTCTTTGCCGAGCTTCAAGAATGGCATGGGGCTGCCTGCCTTGTGCATTTTCCCTGCGATTCCCTTGAAGAGTTTGAGGTCCAGCTTTTTTGTAACTGCCACAGGGGCGTTCTCTTCACACCATTGGATGGCCTTTGCCTCATCCTTGACCTCAAAGATTGTCTTATCCACCTTCTTTACACCCTTCACGAGACCTTCCTGCCCCAACTTCTTGAAGCGCTCCAGGGCGAATTGACGTACTTCAGCATCCAGGGTGGTCTCCTGTGCGCTGGCGGCTTTGAATTTGCTGCTTGCTTCCTGCCATGCAGGTGTACTGTGAAGCTGCTCCAGCAAGGCCTTCTGTTCCGCTGAGGCTTCTTCTTTGGCCCGTCGGGTACGGGCCAGGCCAATGAGCGAATCTGTGAGTTTATTTTCCATTACTGAGCTCCCTTTTTTGAATATTCAAGAACATCTTCAGAAAGTTCTTGTTACTGGTATAACTTGGTGCTTTTGCACCTGGAAGAAGCACAAGCACTAAGCCCTGATCATATGCCCATCGGGCTGTGGGTGTCATTTTAGAAACCTCTTCTTTAGTTGCTTCTCATCCCATACTTTTTTCTCCTCAGCCCAATGATGTGCCAGGTAGGGACCCGCAGGTCTTTTTCTTCGGAGAAGTGCAGAACTGCATACTGCTTGTCCTCACTGAACCCATGGATCACCCCTGTCTTTTCCATACAACGGGCGACATGTTCATTTTGGGGAGCACACAATAAGCGCACGGGCTGCCCAACAAACAGGCGTCTCCCATTTATGTCCTTTGGTAGCTCCGCCGGGATCTCTGCTTGCTTCAGCAGTACTTGTTGCGCCCTGTACGCAGGAGCTGCGACCTGGCTAAAGGTGTCAGCAATTTGTTTGGGGGGCGCATTTTTTGCCAGGCTGGCGCTTCCCGGCGCACGCACGCCCAGAGCTGATCTTGGGCCGGTTACCGTGAGGGTGATTTTGTCCTCCATTTCCTCCACCTCTACGGACACCTGCATCTTGTCTCCGTAAGCAAGCGTGCATTTCTTTGGAGAATTGAAGGTGACTTCAACCTTTTTGAACAGCTCAGCGGCAGCAAAAACACGTTCTTGAAAATCATTTCCTATACCCATAGGTCTATCAGCTCCAGGTAAAGTTCAGCGACGTAATCTTTATCCACTTCGTCAGGCAATTTGGAAATACTCAAGTTCTCCGTACACTGCTGGATCAAGCTTCCCGCACGATCTTTGAACTGCTCCAGTGTCCATTCACCGTTCAGTATCTCTCTAAGGGAGATCCAGCAGTTCGGAATGGGGAACCGCATTTCTCCGTACATATCCAGCTGGAGAAACTGGTAGCATAATCTACAGGTATTCATGGCGGCCTTGGTATCATAGCCATAGGCATCAACGAGTACCTGGCGTTTTGAGGAGGCCTTGGACTTCCCGATGGCCTCTGTGAGCTGTCCGGATGCGTATTTCACGAATGCCTGGAGCGCATATTTTGTGATGAACCTGTCCCGTTCCCTGACAATGACATTCCATGCGCCTGTTTGATAAAGGACATTATCCTGGGGGGCGAAAAGCAACTCAAGAATGTTTGGGTTCCCGTTGGCACACAGAAAGAGGAAGTGCTTCAGGGCGTAGTAGGCCTCATCAAGGTCTTTCCTTTGCAATACTTTGTCCTCTTCAAAAGGGTCATTGCGCATGGCTCTTGAAGGAACAAACACCCCCCGGATGTCCCAATCGGAATCGGGTTTATGTGTGCCATACAAACGACTGCCAGACAAAACTTTTGAAATCAGGTATTTCTCAACGGTATTCACTGTCACATGTTCCATTACGTTTATCCTCCTATCGGGGAGATCAATTCAATCCAACTGCACCAGATCGCACCATTGAAACCAGTGGTCACCTTTGTGTAGTTATACAGATCATTGGCGTACCAGTTCTCTTTCCAGAAGGTGGTGAAGTCTCTCTCCCAGAAAGCGCCTGGCGCAGATGCTGCCACGATATTCCCACGAGCACTCCACAAGCTGAGCGTCCGCTCTTTTGGGTTGATGCAGTTCTCGATATATTTGATGTACTCCTCTGCATATTTCTGGTTTGAGAAGGCGTACAGCATGGAACCCTCAATGGGGGGCGTGGTCACCACGTTTGGCAGGTACTCCACGGCCCATGCAGAGGGAAAGGAGCTGAACATTCGCCCTTGGTTTTCTCCAGATATACATGCGTTTATTACTTTGTATATTATATCCATGTCAATTAGTATAGCATAGAATAGTAGAAAAGAAAAGGGAGGATCAGTTCTTCAAGATCTCGTTCCACGGGATGCCACCAACATCCTCTGCGTCAGAGTCGTCATCCTCCTGCGCAGGCAATTCCCAAGGCCAGAACCCTGTCTTTTGATAGATCTTTGCGGCCTGGCGGGCCTCTGCTTTGGTCAGGGTGTTTTGCATGATTATCTTGCCCGTAGCATTGATGAGCTCTCCCTTTTCCGTAACCAGGACTACGGCATTCTCATTGGTGAGCACTTCTGCTGTTTCGACCCAGCCACCATCGCTTAGAAACGTGTACAATTTTTTATCCATTGCTCCTCCTCAGATAATTAGAAAACTAAAACTTGTTATTCCTGCAATGATAAGGGCAATTATACCCACAATCACACAGGTGATCACAGCAAAGATGAACAACCCGATCAGGGTGGTTACAATAAGCTGAACGAAAGCGATCAGCATGGCAAGTACTGCGCAAAACACATTGAATAGATTGACAGACGCTTCAACGAATTTCAACATGACTCTCCTTTTCTAGTGGACGTCCGTTTTTCTTCCCCAGAGGGGAGATAACGGTGTAATAACCAAGCCACTGCAACTGTAAGCCGTAAAAAGTAGGCTTATGAAGGTACTTCCAAAGACCATCAAGGTCAGTTACGTTTGCTATGATGTACCCATCTTGAAGGTGGGTGACAAACTCATAGCGGTCATGCTTTTTGTAGACCTGAAACAAGAGGGGTCTCCACCTGTACCTGCGAAGGTACCGATAAACACTCACGGTCTTTTTTTTGCCATGGTTCCTTCTTAGAACTCCCGCAAGCTCCATAGGAGATCCTCCCTTCCAACACCAAGATACTGCGCTGCAACTTTGTACATATGCCTGATGCGGAAGGGCCTGGTACTACTGGACTGCATTGTTCCTAGCGCCTCCCCTCCGTAGCATACAGCCCAGAGGGTATTATCGGCACGAGTGAATACGCAGACCCTTCCCTTATTTGAAACTTGCACCTGATTACAATTGATCTGTTTCATCTCCATTTGCAGGCACCTCTTCCAGGGATATTGAGAACGGGCTTTCGCACTTCTCACATACCACTTCAATGATCAGCGGATCATTCAGGTTTAGATGCTTGCAAACTGGACACTCCCAGATGCCCAGCGCTTCCCGTAAACTGGACATTAGAACACCTCTGCGGGGAGGACATTCCCCAGAACCGGAAGGGTGGCCTCCTGCGTCTCGAGGGCTGATTGAATCAGGTTGGTCAGCTCGACAAGTTGGCGGGAGTTTCCCATTACCCAATCACGGTACTTGCTCATGTTCCCAACGGGCACCCAATGGTTGTTCCCAGGGGTCATGTCCAAGGCCCAGACCAGCATGCTTTCCCGCCCCTGGGTAACGTACATATTTACCACGCCATTCCCACGAGAGAGGAAGACCCCGTGAACTTTCCCGTCTTGATCAGTGACCTTACAAAGCCAGTGGGTCTCTGCGGGCCATTGGGTTTTTACTACCTGATGGGCCAGTTCAAGCCAATTGATCTCTTTCATTGCGCCTCCTTATTTCAGCATGAGTAAGTATAGCATAGAAACAAGATATTGACAAGGCATAAAAACTACTTTACTTTCCTACTGGTTGAGCATGATGCTGTAGCCCTTCAGGTTGTGGGTCTTGCCCTGGGGGGTAATGTTATGCAGGTCAATGGAAACCTGATCTGCTTGCGTGTACTCCATGGCGGAGCAGGCATTCTCAAAGGCCAGCAGGGCCATTTGCAGCACCGCACGTTTGGAGGTTTTAGGTGTGCCCTTTGTTTCCTGGAGGGCAATTGTTGCCTGCTGATGAAGAAGCTCAATATCCCAATTGGGGAGGGATACTTCTTTGGCCGTTTTCGGGAGGGTCACTTCAGTACTGGCGGAGTTGTTTTCTTTCAGCCATGGGTCAAGGCCCTGCACTTCGTAGATTTTGCAGATAGCATCTTCAATGGCTTCAAACCCGTGAAGCAGGCCTTCCAGTTCCTCATTGGCAGGGGAGTTTGCGGCCAGCTCAGCCAGGGTATCTACAATTTCTACCATTTGAGACAAAGAGGTGGTGATTTTCAGTGTTTTTACCATAAGGGTCTCCTTTTGATTGTTTGGGTGCCGCCAAATCAGGGGCACAATGAGGTAAGTTGGGTACGTTGGTACAAATTGGGGCTTACGCCCCAGAGTCCACATTTGGACTCAACCCCTGCGGAAGAGGCCCCACTTGCGGCGGGTAGTGCGTTTGCTTTCCTCTGCCCCGCCCAGATCGGCACCCTGTGCAACCCAGGTGTTGATGTCAGGCCAGAAAACAAGGCGTGGGGTACCATCTTCAATGACGATATTTACCACGTCCCCATTGGGTTCGTACCATTTCCCCAGGCCTTCGATCTTGATGCTGATCACATCGGGGTGGCAGGTGACGGTCACTTCTCGTTGTGTACTCATTTGGGCGTCTGACAGGATTGATTTGATTCTTTTAGTCATGGATGACCTCCTCTGATATATTGAAGTGTTGCAGCATGTTCTTGATGCTCTCCCGCATGTTTTTTTTGCGGGCCCACCGGGCTTTGAGCAGGGTTTTCAAAGAGCCGATTTGTTCAGGAGTCGGGGGATGTTCTCCGTGGCATATAGTGCCATCCACGGAGTAGAACAGCCAGCCATTCTTCGCCAGAGTTTCCCAGCTTTCATAGTTGAGCTCTGTTCCAATTTCTCCCACGCCCTCAGCGTCATTCAGCCGATCTCCCGTATGAATAACGTACCCATCGGGTTTGATCCAGCCCATGTGTACCATAGACCGTTTTGTTTTCTCTGTCATTCGTGCACCTCATTTTCAAGTTCTTCAAGATAATCTTCAACATGCCACCGCAGCAATTCTGCTCGACGGGACACTGCCCAGGCTTTCTGTGCGGGTGTGTACTTCTCAAAGAGTTCAGGATCATTCTCTCTTGGGTCAAGGGTCAGGAAAAAGAGAAGTTCATAAACTGTCCTCTCGCTTGCGGGGTTGATATGGGGAGCAGGGCAGAACCGTTCACCCTCAAAGAGTAGTTGATCCCCATCGAAGAGGCGATAAGCCAGCTCATGCTTACCATACTCATCCTGCTTGCCAGTTGCGTACAGACGTACTGTGTACTGCTCATGCTGCCACTCAATAAGCGGCGTTTGGTCAAAGGCACTCATTTGAACCTCCGTGAATAACGAGTTGGATTACAGGGTGCAAATGGAGATATTCAATTTGTAAGGTACGGTTTTCTCAATTGCTGAATAAGTATAGCATAGAAACTGTATTACACAAGGGTAAAGATGTCACAATATTTGCATGACATAGATCACCCGAAATGGGGGCTTATTCTGCCCCCTGCCTGAAGTGCACGACGGCTTCTTGCTTGTGATCTTGAATCGCCTGCGTGCATGCGTTTTTGATCGCCTCTGCCATGGCATCCACGGACACATCCAGAGTACCAGTACTGATGCTCACAAACCAGGGCATACCATCAGAGGGCAAGCACAGGACAAACATACCAGGGAGGAGGCTAAGTACAAGGGGTTCTTGATGCCCTGCTTTCACTGCCGCTGCTTCAACTTGTTCTTTCTCAACCATATTTCCTCCTAGTATAAAAGCTCGCCCATAACGATAGACAGGTGATGTTCCGCCCCGATGATCAGCGCCCTTTCAATGTACTCTTTATACGCACCCACGGAAAAGGTCATGCCCTGGGTTTTGATAAGGATTGTTGTCGTTACCTGTGAAGGGGTAAGGCACACAGCAAAGATTTCCTTTCTCTCGGAGTAGTCCATACATACAACAGTGCAATCCTCTATGCCTGCCTGGGCGCAAGCGGACTCAATTTTATTCCGTTCTACTGACGCATAGGTACATCCTGATCCCTGTGCTGCCCGATCTGCCTTTTCTAAAGTGCTCATTGAAACCTCCTGATAGATAGTGGTACGATTTTGTTTTCACCAATCAAGCAAAGCAGAGTTGCTCACCCGAAGGGCCCTATGGGATTGAAAAGTCCCTCCTCTTGAAACGCTGGTTTGGGTGAAGCTGACCTGAAGAAAGACCCTCACGTCCCCTACTGGCCTGACAACATCCACAGTAAAGAGTGCTGTTTCATATTCCGCCTCATCCTCCGGAGGCATGTGATAAACGCACCCCCAGACCTCTTTTACCATATTCCGGTTTGCCCACTCCTCAAGCTGCTCACTTCCAGAGAGAAAAACCTGCACCTCAGAAGTAGGCAAGGGCATTATCAAAGGCGCACCACCAAGTGGCTGCCTGATAGACTGCAAAGCCTGAATACGATACTGCACACTATCCGAGTAACGGACAAGGGCATAAAAGCCACGGCTCTCCTGGACAGGGCCAGTAATCGACTGAAGGGGAACAACCAGGTATTTCATACTACCCTCACCTTTCCATGATCCAGGAAGCGCCAATCGACATAACAGGGGGAGTATTGGCCCCAACTTTCACATACAAGAACAATTCACTCCCCTCTGTCGCCCCATTTCTGCACAAAGACACAGCATAAGGCACAGCTCTCTTCAAACCCTTCCCCAACGCAGGGAGACGATCCACAACCCCCCAAGCATACTCATTCACAAACTCATCCACCAGCTCCTCCAAGCGACCACTCTTCCCCCAAACCAACTCCACCTCATGGGAAAGCAAAAAAAGCCACAAAGAGGGATGCCTGAGACAACTTATATCCCGCAAAGCCCGTATACGCTGCTCCATAGCAGAGGAATACCGCACAAAAGCACACGTAGGGACTGTGTCAAGGGTGCCAGGGAAGGGAACAATCAAGTATTTCATAAGGATACCAAGCCTCCAAAGGGTATAGAATGTGACCATAGGAATACTTATTTTTCACGTGAAAACAAATTCTGAATCCCTATGTTCGGGGGGGTTGAAAATTTGGGGCGGGGGGTGGTAAAAAGTACCTGTTTTGCCCGCTCGCCCAACAGTAAGGGCCCCCCTCAACCCCTCACCGTAGCATTTTCCCCTGGAATATCCCTCCCCTAGCCCATAGGCACACCCCCTCTCACGATGTGCATTGCTGCGGGTGAGAAGAGCACCCCGCTTTCATTGGTGACCATGAGGGTCCAGAGGCCCTTTCCCTTACGCAGGCGCAGGGTAGCCAGTTTGGGGTGATCTGTGGCTTGTTCCTTGCAGGGGTTCTCCGGGCACAGCACCCATGCTTTACTGTTACCCGTGTACTGTTTTTGCAGGGCATCATACAGGGTGGGGTTGGTGCACAGGTGTACACTGGCTTCAGGGAATATGACTTCGGTGTCACCCTTGCTTACGCCCGCACGGATGGATTTGACGGCTTCTTTTGCGATCAGTCCTGACACCTCCTCTGTGTAGGGGATTACTGCGATGCGGTTCACGTTGGACACAGCGGAGCGGACGGGGAGGATTAGGTATTGCATAGGTCTCCTCTTATTGGATGTCAGGGAGTTTGACAGGGACGGTGGGCAGCTCTTCCAGGCGGAAGTTGGTGGAGGAGAAGGCGATCCCTTCCCATGTCACCTCTACCAGCAGGTAGTCATTGGGGGTGTAGGCGATCATAACCTGGTCAAAGCGTACGTCAAAGTAACGATCACGGAAGATGTCCCGTTCGCACAGGAAGGCGGGCTCTCGAAACTCCTGACGAATGCCCGGGACGTAACAAGGGTGGTAGACTCCCGGATAGAACTCAAGCAGCCCTTCTACTTCTTCATTCTTTACCCATCGGGTGAAGGGGGCGCCCCACTTGCCCTCTGTGCCCAACCGTTCAAAGGCTGCTTTTACACCCTGGGTGAGGGGGATGCGTGCGTAGGCACTTCTTATGTCCCCTTTAGGTTCAGGGGAGCGGTATGTCATGTGGAGGATAATACTATGCATGGTGTCCTTCCTTTCTTGGGTAAACTTTCAGGCCTTGCGATTCCCGTGGGGGCATGTAGACATCATCCAGGGTGAAGGCGTGGCTGGTGAGGAACTCCCCATTTGCCAGTACGGTTATGGTGCTTTCAGCCTGGGCTTGCGTGCCGTCTATTTCAAGGATGACCCGATCTGGCCTGACTGCTTCCAGCTCTGATAGGGGGGAGTAGTTTGGTGTGACCACGCCGAACCTGTTCAGTAGGGGTATCCAGACGGGTTGGCAGTTGCGCTTTTCGATGATGATGTCCTTGTAAAAGAAGGCAGTGCCTGCTTTCAGTTCTACTTTGGTGCGGCGCTTCCGTGAGGACAACATGCTTTCCGCTATTTCAGGGATGAGGCGGGCCGCTATATAGCAGCCCTCTCTCCCTTGCACGCCGATTGTAAAGGTGGGCATGACTTATACCTCTTCCGGAGTGAAGATGCGGTGCAGTTCTTCAGCAGGGGTGACTTCTTGCTGCCCTGCAAAGAAAGCAGGGGGGATGGCTGCGTATTCACGGGTTGGGCCATACTCCTCAAAGGATACGAACCGCAGGTATCCGTGAACATTTTCTACCTGGACGGCGTGGGTTGCACCAGCTTGCCCCCCGTCAACATCTTCCAGAATCCCCTCGAATGGGTCACTTTCTGTGAGCAGGGCCAGATCGTCGTATTCCTCTTCATAGGTGGTTACGTCGATTACGTAGATTCTTGCAAGGGCTCTGGGAACTTCATGGCGCACAAGGAACGGTTCCCCAAAGAGGGGTAGGGGTTCCGATGAGAGGCCCTCTAAAGCGTCCAGGCCTTCCCGCATTTCTTTCGTGAGTTCCACGACCAGAACTTCATTTGGATTTTCGTACTCGTCGTCGATATACGTGCAGGGCATTACAAGGTACTTGTTCTCTGACATGGTTTCCTCCGTTTAGTTTGATTGTTCGGTTTCGTACTGCGCACAAACTGCGATGATGCGGGTCAGCAGGTCTACCGGGGCATATAGCAGGTTCAGTGACCCGTGGGTTGCTCCGCTGTGTAACTGGACACTTCCTTCAGTGAGACCATTCACCACCTCAAAAGACCCTTGAGTCTTCGTGCTGCACTTGCGCCCGTCAAAGACCCGCCCACCCACAGGGGCAACCAGATTCCCCAATACTTCTACTTCACGGTCAAGGATGGCCTGCCGCTTGTGGGCAAACTCAATGAGATTCCTCTGCATTTCGACGACATGGGCAACGAGCTTGCGCTGAATGTCTTTGGCGATGGCTTCAGCACCCCGCTTGACCGCTGCGGTGATGGTGATCTCGTTACCTATTCGACGCACCCCACCCTGATCTGCATGGGTATAGAACGGCCTGATCTCAATGCGATCTGTGGGCCACATGAAAGACAGCACCAGACCTGCCCCCGATTCCGCATGTGTCAGGAAAGCAACCTCTCCGTTGGGGGTGGCATCCCACCCGTCAAGATGCTTTGCGATTCCCATAACCAGCTCTTCCATCGTCAGCTCACTCATTGAATTCCTCCATGCAATCTACACAGACCCAGCCTTCATGGTCATTGGGGAGGGGCTCTCCGCACATATCGCAGTTGTCCCCGTCATAGTCGATGATCTCTACTTCGACCCCGTCCGATTCCTCCGCAACCTCTGCAACCCCACCCCGTACAGTGATCACCACTTTCTTTTTGTCCACATTTGGACTCTGCGCCCCACGCAGGCGCACCTCAGCAACTACACCCGATTCTGTGTCCCGTACTGTGCTATACCCGTCCGCAAGGTGCTCCACTTCCCACTCTGGGGTGATCTCCGTGATTGCATTCAAGGCATGAATAAGGTGCCAGGCTTGTTCTTTCGTGACACCCTCCCCAGACTTCAGCAGGGCAGCCATAACCGCCTCGGCCTGGTCACGGGTCAACCAGTGCATGGTCATGGAAACACCGGAGGTATAACGGGGATAGTCAAGGGAGATTCTTGCCTCCCCTACTGTGCACGATACACCGGACACATTCCTGCTGTGATCGTGCTCCAAGTGAAGGGCATCATACTTTTCTGTAAGGCCAGTGACCCATGCCGCCTGCTCATTGGCCGCTGCTTCCCGTTTGGCAACCCGTTCCTGCCCCGCAATGAAAGCCTCAATATATCCTGGCAGCACACGCCGCCTGATCTCGTTGGCAATCGCTTCCGCAGGCCGTGAAGCGGACACGGATATTTTTTGATAGGTCTCCATGCCCCAGATACCATTGATGGCAGAGGACACTTGCAACCGCCCCTTTTCCAGACGCATACTGATCTTTGCCCCCGTGGCAAGGTGCGCAAGGTAGCCATAGTGTTCGTACTCATCACAGACCGCCCAGCCCTCAAAGTAGAAGGCCACTTCCCCCAGAACCTGACTCAGCTTCACTTCGCCCATTTGCTCCTCCTGTTTTATCGTAAGGTTGAATAAGAATAGCATACAAACTAAAAAAGGTGATAGGATGAATGTCACTCCTCCGGTATTACATGCGTCCTGTGTATTTCATCGTAACGCTTTTTATACATAGCATAGGAAGCCCGCTTCTTTTCCGTGATCACATACTCGAAAAGAGATTCCAGCTCACGACGCAAGGGAGCGGATTCCTCTGGGGTGGCTGGCCTGCTGCCCCGAATAACCCCGTCATAGTCCGCTGCCCCATGCTGCCCCACGTGCATATAACTCAAACAGTGGGGAGGGTAGTTGTCAGCGACCACTTCAGGGAATAGGGCAATGACTTCTTTCATTCCACTTTTGAATACTCTAAAGATAGCAGTGATGGGTTCGGGTTCAATTGGCATGGCACACTCCTTGTATAATAACAGGGCTTTCCGAAGGTTGCATATTTATAGCATCGAAACTCTAATTCGTCAAGGGTATTCGTTTACTTTTCATGTGAAAACTTTCTTTATTGTTCATATTTGGACTCTTTCCCCTTATAATGAAGGGCTTCCTGTGGGGGCGATTCCCCTGCCGCCTGCCGCCTTCGGGGTGGTGCTCCTCCTGTCCCCTGTCCCCTGCCGGACGTCCAGCGCCACCGGGGGCGTGTCAAGCCTGCAACCAGGCACAATACGGCACACGGGATTATAAAAGGGGATGCGAAGGAAACTGGCTGCATCCAGGTTGAAGTGGGCTGTCCGTTGCCAACGTGACCACGCATGCGGGACGTGCCTGCGACGCAGACGATTCCCGTGCCCTGTATAGGTCTATCGTTCAAGGGCATTCCCTCTCGGAGTGAGGGTGATCCTCTGGGGATCAAATAGCCCCTTGCGGGGCTGGTGCTGCAGGTTACTGGCTTTCTAAGTGTGGGCACCCCTTCTTTGTAGGTCTGGCCTAAGCCAGAGGCGGTAGGCCTTTCCCTTCCAGGTGAAGTCCACGGGTTTCTTTATGGTGTACACAGGAGGCAGTTCACTCTCGTACATCCACAGAGTTTCATATTCATCTTCTTCATATGGTGCCTCTATACAGATCCAGATGTGGGATGGTTTGATGTCATCTGTACGTGTGTCCTTTCTGTACAGCCCAACCCATAACCGCATCTTATCTGAGACAGGGATAATCGTGCGATCTTGCAGCAGGTAGTGCCTGTTGTTCACGAGCTCACCACGAAGCACTCTGCACCACGCTTCTATGTCAATGCTCTTTGTGTCAAGCTGGATCACAGTTGGTTCTTCTGGCATGGGGCTTCCTCTCTTTCTTGGGGCTCTTCTTGAAAGATCAGCGTATACTTCCTTCCCTCAAACACAAAGCAATAGGGCTCAGCCATTGTGTACAGTTTAGGCAGGAACCCTTTTGGCCTCCATTCTCCATCATCATCCAGCATCTCGATAATGGGGCTGATGTAAGCGGGCTTGAAGGGGTATTCGTTTGTGTCCTTTGCATAGATCGGCACCCATAGGCGGGCATGCTTATGGATTGGCAACCTGCAGGCAGCCTGCAGAAGCATCGCTCGTTGTGGCTGGTGATTCCCCCGCAATATCTTGCGCCACTGGTTTGTTGTTTCCTTGTCCATCCTGACCCGCAGTTCGATTGTTTTATCAGGCATTTGGTTCCTCCTTTAGGTTACGGTACGTTTGCGTCTATCCATTTTTCGCAACAGTTGTTGCAAGGCTCCCCTTCGCACAGTGGTTCCCCACACACTTCACAAACTTCTTCGGGATCTTCTTCCTTTGTGATGCGTTTTCCATTGTGGTAGAGGTGCACCTCGTAGGTTGTTCCCTGGCAGGTTGCAGTCATGGGGTGTTCCATGTCGTGCGCCATATTGCTTACAGCCAGGAGGTTATTTGATACTGGCTCGATGATCAGGAAGCCAAGGAATGGCCTGGCCGCATCAGGGAAACTCCCATACAAAAAGAAGTTGAGTCTCTTCGCTGGGCTTTGCCGAAGAACTGAGACCATCTCTGATGGGCGATCCTTCGACGTGAACACGGACAATATCCCCGTGAGCTCTTGCTCATTCAAGTCGAACTTGATCACATGGTTTGTTTCAGGCATTTGGTTCCTCCTTTGTGATTTGCTCACCCCCACAAGTGAGGATGATCTTGTAAAGAACGCCCTCATATGTCAAAAACATAGGGTCTTCCAGGTTTGCGATCTTGTTCCCCTGAGCCAGGCAAGTTGGGCAGAGGACACCTTTGACTTCAACCAGGCCCCATGCGGACGCTTGCAGGTATGCCTCATCACGAAGCTTATAGTTGTGGGACATTACAACTATATCGGTTTCTTCATTCAGAGGAACCCTTGCTATGGTGTTGATCAGTGCGTTTCCCGGTTCATCCAGAAAGCGTTCGAGATTGTCCTTCTGGGCGGGGTGAAGATCTATTAGTACAACACGGGTTTCTTCAGGCATCTGATTTCTCCTTTAGATGTTCAGATAGGATACGTTGATGTACTCGGAGATTGTGCTTGTCACCACAACAAAGCAGTACTTGTTGGCAAGCACGAGCTCATGCTCATCTGAGAAGATGTTCACCTTCACCCGCCATTCGTGCTCGCTGGGGTTCAGGCCTGCGACGAACATCCACTGGCACCGAACAGATGCAGCGCCAGCAGCGTTGGCAAACAAGGCCACATCAAACAGATAGGTTGTGCTCTCCAGGTCTGTGTACACCTTGAGGATGCGCCCCTGTTCTGCCGGGGAGATCTCCACTGACAAAGGCTCCAGGCGATCCTCATGTCTTTGGTGGTTTAGCTCTTCAATAAAGCATCCTCGACAGAGCAGCTCCATTTCCTCCAGTTCACCAGACAGAACCCAGGGGTACAGCCAAGTCACACGACCACATTTCAGACAGCGTGCAACAGTCCTTGCGTAGACGATCTCAACCTTTGTGTCAGTCATTTGATTCCTCCTTGGTGATTGGTTGTCCATTACAGAACAGGATGTACTCATATTCTTCCTGCTCATCCGGTAATACCAGAACGTGCGGGCCAGCAAGAGACTCACTGGCAGCAGTTGATCCAAGCCATTTCCATGCACGGGCTTCCCCGATGTAGGACGTGACTTCTATGCACATATAGGGCGTGTGCCCTCCCCCACGATTCCCTGCAAGATGGGCAGCCATGCCCCGGTAGGTGTGGATCCGAACACTCTGTTTCCTGTCCTCTTCACCAGGCTTTGATGGCCGTGACAGGAACTCTTCCCACTTGCGCTTCTCGTTTTCCGTGAGATTGATGTGGATGGTGTACTTCATGGTAGCGGATGTGCAGTACATTTACTCCTCCTCACATTCGGGGGCGTTGTCATCGGCAAGAAGATCAATTCCTGTCAGGGTGTACAGATCCTGCCACTCTGCACCACAGTCCCTGCAGGCAATGTCCTGCCATGCGCTCATGCCGTCCGCCTGCACGAAGTCGATTGAACTGATGTTTGTGGAGCCACATTTTGGGCAGGCATTTCCGTTATGCCCTTTGTAGGTATCCCATAATTCTTGATTTGTTTTTGGCATTTCCAATTCCTTTCGAGTCCAGCCACCGGATTGTGGCAAATGGGGCTTGCGCCCCTGCTCTATGCAACTTCCATCAACTCCTCTTCCTCATCTTCTTCACACTCCCAGGGTTCTTCTTCCAGCACGTCAGGCTGTTCCAGGAGCTCATCTGCATCGAAGGTGTTGAGGTGGGCCTTCGCCTTGCGGGTCTCTTCAAGATGATCCGTTCTCCACAGGTCTGCCTGAAAGCGACAGTCCCAGCAACCACTCCCATCCTCTCGCTGGCGGAAGAACTCCTTGGTGACCTCGGCCAGGAAGATCGGGGAGTCATCCACAGTGCCAAACTCACACCAGCTCCCACGCCCACACACATCCATGAGCCGTCCATCTGGCAGATAGGTCAGGAAAGTTACCCCACCAGAGCCCTTGCTCCCACTGTCGGACATAGTGGAAACACCCACGCCACGTCCATTCGGTGCGATTCCTGATGTGTTGGTATAGAAAGGTTCCACATGTATCCAGGGGTCGCTTGAGTCTGGGGGAGGGGCATAGACCGTGTCCTCATCGGGGAACTCATACTCCCCATCTACACCGCAATCTTCACAGTAGCCATCAGGGAGCTTCTCTCCACATTCAGGGCATACACAGACCTCCTCATCAAACAGCGTTCCATCTTCCCATATCCCTTCAAGAGCTGTGTGGAGCTTGTCCCCTTGTCCGGTTGCGTAGTAGGGGATAGCCGCCCCTGTCAGGTAGTGCGGGCGGAACTCATTATGATAGGGGTCATTGGAGATACGCACAGAGATCCGATCACCAGTCTCCATGCACTCGCTTCTTCCGCTTTCCTCTACATAGGGCGCCATGATTTCCATAAAGCGCTTGGTGGCATCAGAGTCTGCCAGCCACCATCCATTGGTGGTCATCTCGAGGTCAACAGGCCAGTGACCCACAATGTTCAGGACATGTGCAAACTTTTCCATGTCCATTGTTGGCTCCCCACCAATCAGGTTTATTATCACCTTTATTTCCAGGTCTTGAAGCAGGTCTACCTGCTGCTTTACTTTGTATAGCATATCATCCCCCATATAAACAGGGTCGCTCTTTGGCGAGCATTCATACATGCAGTGCCGACAGGCAAACGTGCAGGCTTCTGTCAACAGCAGGCTGATGGTCACACCATCTTCTTTGTACTTCTCAAGATGCACAGTCATGGGATACCTCCGTGTAATAAACGCTCCCGGATTGGAGCAAATCGGGGCCGAAGCCCCTGTGTTACACTGCTTGTGGTGCCCATTGCAGATCAGTGCGGATGACAGCATCCATCAGGTATCCCTTGTTGAGCTTCGCCAGGCTGCAGGACACTCTTACGCCACCATCCACTTCCTGGGCAAGGCGGACATGGAAGGGCTTCTTACTCTCCACGTAGAAGAGTTTCACGGTACGCCCACTGTTGAAGGTGATCTCTTCAGGGAGTTCGATGAACGCTCCCTTCTTGACCTTCCCCCAATTCTCCGCCAGCCTGCGGTTGTCCTCCCGCCATTTGATAGCATGCGGGTACTCGGTAGGCGTGAGCTTGTCCAGGATGGATAGGGGACAGCCATACACATATGGACCAGACGATTCGTCCATGTCCTTGAACGTGAGGTTGAAACCATCCCGGTTATTTGGTGTCCATTTGAGCATCACCACCAGGGCGAACACCGTACCGTCTGGCTTGCGCAGAGCCGCAAAGTACTTGTTGCGCTCAAGGTGGTCCTCAACCACTTCATACGGGCGTGCAAGCCCTCGCATGATCCGACGGCACTCCCCTTTACCGCAGCGCATTCCAGTCCAACCCATTAGTTCACCTCCGTTGGGTATCCCATATCCAGGGCGTCTTGATAGTACGGTGCGTAATGCCCTTTCTTGCGTTCTGTCTCAACAGCCTCTGCAAAGCCCTTGTACCCAAGCTCCAGGGCACGCTTTGCATTTGCGATGGCCTCTGCACGGACACGGCCTCTGTGCATCATATATCCCGTTTTGGCTTCAGTGATAATCCAATCCCCGGGAAGGCCAGACGGGGTAACATCCCTGCGAATGTGCGCATCCACAAACTCAAACCCAGGGATAACCACCTTGCTTGCGTTGCATGGGGTGAAGATTGCCCCGTTCACAACCTCAGACCCTTCCGGCGCAGGGCGCTCTGGATTATGCCGGGTGTAGTACCTTGCGTTTGCAGCCATCTTATTTTGCCTCCTGAGCGATTTCTTGTGCCCATTCCTCAGCTTCTGCACGAGCCCTGTTTAGGGTTGCGAATGAGCCACGACTATTGACGGTCACAATGCCGTCCGAGAAAACACGGCGTACCTTGTACAAGCGCTTGCCGTGCGGCGGTTTGATGCTGTGAATAAAGAGTGCCCCACCATCCGGCAGGTTCCAGAGATCCGGATAGGTGATGTCTTTGAAGGCCCTGACCGCACCCTTGGAGAAGAAGTGGTGCCCAATCTTCTCATTCGCTTCTTTGATCTGCTCAACACTGTAGAACATAGCAACCTCCATAAACTAGACGCTCCCGGATTGGAGCAAATAGGGGCCAGAGCCCCTGTTCATCCCAGAACTCTCCTCTTCTCAGGAGGGATGTAGTCTGGATGATCTTTGTACCTGGGGCAATATCCAGATGTTTCCAGCCATCCACGCAGTTCCTCCTGTACTTGTTTTGGGTGTGCAGTGATTTCATTGAGCACTCTTTGAACAGCCTGCTCTTTTGTTTCTCCATTCATTATGAGGTACCCTGTGCGCCCGTCGTATATTCGCCACAGGCACCCATAGGGGGAAGGAGTGGCCCACATATCATCAAACTGCTCGTATCCCTCAAGGACAACAGGCTCCCCGTTGGGTTCATGTACGAACATGGGCTCTCCATCTTTGTCCCTGATGTACTCAACGTCCCATAGTGGGCTCTTCCGCTCACTCCACAGTACCCTGCGGTAATAACCTTCTGGCATAATTGCACTCCTTTTGTGTAGGGCTCCCGGATTGGAGCAAATCGGGGCCGAAGCCCCTTGGTTAGATGTACCCAAGTTTCTCTGCAACATCCTTCATGCTGTCCCAGAACAGATCCATGTAGGCGTCCTCCATTTCCTGTGCCATGTCATAAAGCTGATGGATGGTCGGCTTGAAGCCCAGGTGGCGTTCAACATCCTCAACGGACATGGCGGCGATATACATTGAACTTGCGGAGACCTGATTGGATTTCCAGGGGCCTACATAGTGTCCCTGGGCAATGTCGTTGAAGTTGTAACGAACTTCCTTGAAGTACGCACGGGACAGTGCTCCTGCAAGGCTCTCACATTGCTCCTCAAACAGGCTATCCACGAAGCCCTGGTTCTCAAGAACACACACGACGGGGGCTTGCTCCCATTTCTCACCAAACTGACGTGCTTTGAAGGTTGCTTTCTCGAAGGTAGGCATTTCATTGTCCTTTCATTTGCAGCCACCGAATTGTGGCAAATGGCGGGATATACCCGCCAGGATTTAGCTTTCACTTGGGAGGTGTAGCACCCAATATTCCCCCGATTGCCCTACCCAGATGTCAATGTCCCCGGGGATGTCCGTGAACTCGATCTTCTGGGATGTCAGGGGCCGGTAGTTCCCATCCTCACAGGTCAGCACAGCCCCACCTTCAGGAAGCTTTCGTAACTTCCAGACCTGGAAGGGCTCGTTGCGCAGCTTCTTGGCATAGGATGCGATGGCGTCCATCAGCCAAAAGGCCTTGTATGTCTCAGCTGCGTACTTTGCCCCGTCCGTGAGCAGGTGGGTGGGATACAGTTGAGGGCTCCAGCGGTGATACGCCTCAGTCCCATAGAAGCCTTCCATTGAGTCGTTGAGTAAAGCCATGGTGATCCTCCTTTATTCCGCTTCAGTGATTTCGATGATCCGCCCCAGCGAGTCATCCTCAATAAGAACAGGCAAGTCACGTGCGCTGCCGTACACTTCCAGACCATCGTCGAGATACTCCTCGATCAGATCTTCCACAGTCTCCCGTGCTTCCCGAAGACTGTCACACTCAATCACGGTGTCCGCCAGGTACCCACCCTGTATCCCGTCAGTGACAATAAAGAGTGCCATTTGAAGCTCCTTTCAGTAGTAAAACGGGCCCATCCATGGGCAAATAGGGGGCCAGAGCCCCCTGCATTACTGTGCTGCCCTCACCATGTCAGCAGCTTCGATTGGAACGTAGGCGTTGATCTCTGCTGCATCCGCCTTGCGCACCAGCTCCTGACAGAACTTGACCGCCCACTCATTGCGGGCGTCATAGTGATTGCCACTCTCGGCTGCGTACCAGAACAGCACGGACACCAGGAACTTGATGACCTCTTGCTGCAGGTAACGGTGCTGATACTTCAAGGCCTTGGCTGTTTCACGGGCCTTCAAGCGGTTGATGTTCGCCATGTCTCCAAGTAGCTCGCCCATAAACTCTGGCGTGACCTCTTTCCGTAGGTCATAAGCAGAGATGGCAGCATCATTGACGGTGATTGTTTTAGGCATAGTGAAGCTCCTTTCAGGAGTAAAGAAGGTGCCCATCCGTGGGCAAATCAGGGGCATGTAGCCCCTGTCCTGGATTCGATGACCCCCATGGTCAGGTCATATACACGGCGCAGGAAGTCCCTTTCCTGTATCGGCAGGAAGTAGTCTTCCTTGTAGGCCACGTCGAAGACACGAGCGTCCGGGCACTCATCAGGAGCAAAGACACCATGGCATGCCCAGCACTCTTCATTGTCCTGGCCGATCAGGACAGCGCCACAGTGTGGGCATTCTGTGAGGAGACCCGTCACCATCACGGTGTTCTCAAGGTCTGAAACGAAGCCAATGGTCTCGATCTTGGCGGGGTTTGAACCATCCAGGTTCTCCAGGAAGCTCTTGGTTGAAGGGCGGATGTCAGTTTTCATGTGAAAAGTTCCTTTCGGGAATGGTAGATAGGGATGTCCACATTTGGACAAATCGGGGGCAATGCCCCCTTGATCAGTCAAACATCGTGCCAAAGCGCTGATTGTGAGCCTTCAGGCGGTCAGGGGTGATAGAGAACATGATCTCATTCACACGATCCACGAAGTCCTGGCTGCGCTTCTTTGAGCAGATCCCTGTAGGATCCACGTGCCGATCTTTTATTTCCCAATCCACCAGATGGGCAAGCCGTGCGTGGACCTGAGCGTACTCCATCAGGCTGTAGGAGTGGCCGTAATCATGCTCGGCGTACTCGACTTCAGGGAAGTGACCAGCCAGGAGGATCTCCCGCAGTTTTGCTTTTGTGGCGGTGTGAACGATCTTGTTTGTTTTAGGCATAGCAATCTCCTTTCAAGAGACAAAGCGGTCTGTGCCCATCCGTGGGCAAATCGGGGGCATTGCCCCCTTGTCTAATCCATGTGGGTCCAGACACTCATCTGGAAGCCCGCATCCCGAAAGACCTTGGCGAACGCTTCCGCAAAGGCCTGGTTCAGATCGTAGGATTGTCTGGCCGTACCATCCAGGCCAGCTTCTTCCGGGTGCCACGTAACACCCCGTGCGACTCCCCCGTAGTAGTGCTTGGAGAACTCATGGAACTTCGCAGCCCATTTAGCCAGGCTCGAATTGCCGGGGGTGATGACCAGGGCGGCGTACCCGCAGGGGCCGTGCTTCACGACCTCTATCAGGCCCCTGTCAGGATCCACAACACCCATTGGGGTGCAGACGGTGTTCTTGATGGCCTCAATCCCTGCGTTGTGAGCTTCCGCCCATAGCTTTGCAAACTGACTGTACCGATCTTCTCTCTCGGCAGCCTGATCGGCAATCATCTGCTTCCAGGCCTCACGTGCGGCCTTGCGATGCTCCTTGCAGTAGGAGCTACCCTTATGAGTCGGGTTTGAACATCCGTTATATTTGCAGGTAGTCATGCGTTCCTCCGTATGGTTGATAGAGTTGGATTATACCACGCTGTATAAGTATAGCGTAAAAACTAGAACAGGGGAAGCTGTTCTATGGATGTTCTGGCGAACACCCGTGTCCTTGCGGCCATCCATGTAACCGCCTGGATTTGATGGGGCATAAGCCCTGTGACCTCGGATGCTTCCAGGTACCCATCTGCGATCTCGTTGTATCGCTTACCTGCCAGGGTGCCGGGGTTGACACTGAGGTCTCCCATGGCAATACGTGCTGCCCATACATCGACAGTCACCGCCTTGGAACTGTCAGGCCGCAGGATGTTATCCCAGAAGGACGTCACCTTGACCCCGCTCAGCACATCCAGATGGCCTGCAGCGATCTGAAAGGCCTTGAGCTTGTTCGTGCCATAAGTGGCAACCTTGATGCTGTTCGGGTGGATCCCGACCTTATGGGCACGCAGCACCGTCAAGGTGTCCGACAGATTGCGTTCCCACTTATTGCGTGGGCTCAATACTGCCAGGACACCTGCCACGTTCTCGAGCGGCAGCATCAACTCAGTCGCCCAGGTGCGGCACCAGTTGTGCGCTTGCTGGTACCACGTCATCCCCGCCTGGCGGTCCATGCCATCTGCACGGGTGAACAGGGCCATAATGTTCTCAAGCATACGTACCTCCGAAGAAAGTCACCGCCGAATTGCGGCAAATCAGGGGCATATGCCCCTGTCCTACTCAGTGAACGTTGTCCACGCCTTGAACAGGTCTTTATAGTTCACGGTGGCGGAGGGGTATGCCTCCGACTTCAGGAGTGCCCCGTGGCTGTAGAACGTCACGGAACAACCATAGGTGGCACGCCCATCTCCGAACGGGCAATCTTGCGTGACCAGGCCACGATCCTCCGGGATGCCCAACCCTGGGACGTAATTCCTGACCACACACCCCTCAATTTGAGGGATGCACACAATATGTGGGGACCTCTTGACCAATCCCGCAAGCTCAATCATCTGGGCCAGGGTGCCCCTGTCAACTGCAAGGGTGTAAAGGAAGCTCACGCCATGCTGATTAGACTCAGATACGACAGTAATAAACATATGCACCTCCAAGGAAGAGTGCCACCGGATTGTGGCAAATAGGGGCATGCGCCCCTGTCTTATGCGTTCACCGTGAGGAAGTCTTCAAGGTGAAGGTTCTCGATTACCTGCCATGCAGGCACGTGGGCAATCATCCCACTCTGGGATCTCACCAGGCCATCAGAATTGATCCAGCGTTCCGGGTCATCCTCATTTACGGCCTCAATCGCCTTTTTAGCAACGCCCATCCACTCGGGCATCGGGGGGTAGACGTTATGCTGCAGGTGATTCGTAAGAGCCACATGAAACCGAATTGCAGTTGCTCCAGTCATTTTCAACTCCTTTTGAAACGCCACCGGATTGCGGCAAATGGGGGGCTTATCGCCCCTTGTGATACTCAACCATGGCGTCCCAGGCGTCACTCCATGAAGCATGGGGCCCAGAAACCATATCCCATGACCCACGGCCATGCAGTGCGTCATTCCCTGGGGTCTCTGATACAATCGCGTACTCATCATTCCGATGTAGCACATAGAACTCAACATGTGTTTCTTCAGGCATACTATCCTCCTATATAGATCTTGCTGCGATTGCGGGGCTGATTTGAACCACGCAGGATGATATTGACAATATCGCCCCGCTTGGTACCGTCTGGGCGCTTGCAGACAATCCAGATCTCATCACCCCAGGCACCGGGTGCATTCACAGGCGCATCCAGGCGCTTCACGAACACCCAGGTCTCTTGCCCGACCTCAAGTTCAGGAATGCATTCCAGAACTGCAGCTGCTTCCTGCACGGTCACAAGACCCGCCAGGCGCAGGTGCAGGCGCTCCTGAAAATGGGCCGTGACTTTCAGGCCCGATTTGAAGAATGTTTTGAACATACGTACCTCCTTGAAAATGGGGGGCACAAGGCCCCCTGATTATTTGGACAGAATGCCCTGGACCACGTCCAGGTTTTGGCCGCCATTCATGCGGCCTACGACTGCAGTGGCACCATCAACCACTGCACCATTGACGGCACTTGATGCACCGTCGGAAGCCCCATCAAGGAGCTGGTTAGCTTCGTTTTCCATGCGCTCACCAAAGACCCCCAAGGCCGCCAGAATAATAATGACGGCAATCAAGAACAGCAAACCCAAGACTTTCATCACAGATCCTTTCTGAACAAGCTTGCCGGATTGCAAGCTTCAAAAATGCCCAAGCTACGCACTTGGGCACTTGTGAAGCCCCCGCAAGCGCAACCTTGCGGGTCTGATATGATTCCCCGGTCTCGTTCACCCCTTGACCAGGGTCGGTTTGTGCAATCGCACTGCACACAAGGGCTCTCATTATCTCTGGCCCCCGAAGGGGCAGCCACTGGCTCCGGCTCTTTTGGACAGCTCTCGGCTCCCCGGCGGTTTGCCCGCCAGGCCCGTGCCCTAAGATGACCGCTCCAGGCATCACCCGTTGTTTGATTTCCCAGTTTGTTCATCTGGGGGGGTATCGCAGACCAGTTCCACGCTTTCCGCTCCGATTCCGTTACCGCTGGCGCTGCTCCCGTGTATGGCACTACCGTTCTCACATTACCCTCAGACTTCGAACCACTCGCCCGCTTAGGGCACACCTAAGCCGCCCCCCACCTACCGGATTCTCTAGTCCTACTCTATTCCTGAGTAAGGCCTTGCCAATTTTTAAAGTTCAGGTACTACCCAATAGGCCGTCCTTGGCCGCCCGGACTACTTGCGTCCGCCGGGATTCTTCAAATTCGAGACCTTGATCAGGCCTTGGTACGTGACCACCCGCCCGCCCTTGCGATAGGTCACCCGCCCGGAAACCACGTTCACAAACAGGTGTCCAAAAGCTTCATTCGCACGGGCGTTGTAGCCCTCGCTGGCGTCCAGCTCCAGCTCTATCGGGTCAATCTGAAGCCACTTGGGCACCCGGCGCCCGTCCTTGTCAAGGGCTTTGCAATAGCCCTCAATTATCAGGACGTGAGTCCGCTCGGGCTTGGGCTTGGCGGGGGCGAGACTGCGAAACTCGCCCGTGTTGCCCAATTCCTTTGCTTCCCGGCGCCGGGCGGCGAGATCTGCCGCTTGACGCAATTTGCCCTCTTTACTCATTCCAGACCTCACCTTTCTGCCCCGCCGGGGCGCTGTGTTTTGTTCGATGACCTAATAATAGCGATACCACACGGTATTAGGTTAGTAGATATTTGCATAGCCTAAAAATAGGTGGTGGGATGCCAGGTGCCAAAAAAGGGCAAAAACAGGGACGCCGTCCCCCAAAAGTGGCAAAAAATGGTGCCAAAGTGGGGGAGTGTTGGGGAAAAGTGCGCAGGAGCGCCCAAAGTGAATCCCCTCAGAAATCGGTGTTTTTGTTTTCAAATTTTTAAATTTTTCACGTGAAAATTTTCCGCCCCCCAAATTTCCCCCTCTCGCAACCCCCTCCCTTCGAGCGTCAAGAATTTCCTCCATCCCACAGTTCCATTCTCATATGTTCCAAAGTTCCCCCCACGTCTCAGTGCCCTTCTCTATGCAGCATGGAATCTCTCACGCCCCCTTGATTTTTATCCCCCGCCGTTTTTGCTTTTCCCCCCGCCGTGCACATGAACTTATTGCCCCCCGCCGCTGTTCCACTTATATCAATGTCTGCATATCAGAAGGAATGCAAGCGACTACCTCTATTGTTGTGAATCAGGTACAATGGTTAGTGGGATGGCCTTTGGACTACAAGCTTTGGATGGGTGGGAATATAATATCCTTGTATCAGGATGCTGAATAATCAGTAGTTGGTTGACTGTGATTGGTATTTCTTTGGGAAATGTAAAGGAAGCGTCAAGCCATGGCAAAAACAAAAGGAAACAGTAATTTACATTTATCCCGTGCTGGTAAGACTGATGAGTTTTACACAGAAATATCCCTCATTGAGAAAGAGCTCCGCCATTACAAACACTTTTTCAAGGGGAAGACGGTTTTTTGTAACTGTGATGATCCCCAAGAAAGTAATTTTTGGAAATATTTCGAATTGAATTTTGAACGACTTGAATTGAAAAAACTTATCTCCACCCATTACGAAACAGATATTCCGTCTTATAAACTGGAGCTCAAACAGGATGTCAACAATGACGGCAAGGTGACTGCGCTTGATATTATACATACCCCGCTCCGGCAGAACGGGGACTTCCGAAGCCCCGAGTGCAAAGAGATTATGCAAAACGCAGATGTGATTGTTACCAACCCCCCCTTCTCTTTGTTTAGGGAATATGTTGCCCAGCTAATAGAATATGAAAAACATTTTTTAATAATTGGCAACCAGAATGCGATTACATACAAGGAAATTTTCCCTCTCTTCAAGGATAATAAAACATGGCTTGGTTATACGAGTGGGCATTTCTGGTTCAGAGTCCCCGATGACTATGAAGTAAAGAAAACAGACTTCAAAATTGATGAGGTGGGCAAGAAGTGGCGGCGCATGGGAAATATTTGCTGGTTTACAAATATTGATATAGAAAAACGTCACGAAAACCTCACGCTTTTTAGAAACTACACACCGGAAAAGTATCCCAAATATGATAATTATGATGCCATCAATGTTGATAAAACAGTCGATATACCATGTGATTACTTTGGGGTCATGGGTGTGCCAATTACTTTTATTGACAAACACAATCCGGAACAGTTTGAACTTTTAGGATTGGATGACCATAGATGCCCATGGCTTGGTCATGGTCCTTCTCTCAACGGCAAGACACTGTATAGGCGAATAATAATCCGCCGCCGACAGCAGGGTAATTAGGAGTACCAATGAAAATTGAATTGAATGAGATAAAGATTGAGGAAGTTGTGGACGGATATGCGGACAGCGCAGAAAATGGCGTTGTAGGCTATGGGGGATTGCTGAACATTCGTCCGGCTTTCCAGCGTGAGTTTATCTATAAAGAAAAGCAAAGGAATGAAGTTCTAAACACCGTTCGTCACAATTTCCCTCTGAACGTTATGTATTGGGTAAAAAGTGAGGGGGGTAAATTTGAGATGCTTGATGGACAACAGAGAACGATAAGTATTTGTCAATACATCAATGGGGACTACTCAATCGACTATCAATATTTTCACAACCTCACTACAGACGAGCAGCGGCAGATATTAGAATACAAGCTGATGATTTATATTTGCGATGGAACAGACAAGGAAAAACTGGACTGGTTCAAGATAATCAACATCGCTGGGGAGCAGCTGACAATGCAGGAATTGAGAAACGCCATTTATACAGGGGAGTGGCTGACAGATGCTAAAAAGTATTTTAGTAAAAGTGGTTGCCCCGCCTATAATATTGCCAGCCATTACCTGAAAGGATCAGCTATCCGGCAGGACTATCTTGAAACTGTAATTTACTGGATTGCAGCAAAGGAGAATAAACAAATTGAAGACTATATGGCTGAGCATCAACATGAACCTTCGGCCAATGAATTATGGCTCTACTTCAGTTCTGTTATAAATTGGGTGAAAGTCACATTCCCAAATTACCGCAGTGAAATGAAAGGGCTTGATTGGGGTTTGTATTACAATAAATTCGGTTCTGAAAAATACGACCCGAGAGCCCTTGAAAGCAGGGTTGTTTCCCTCATGGAAGATGAAGATGTAACACGCACTGCTGGAATTTATGAATACCTTCTTGATGGTGAAGAGAAACATTTGAACATACGAGCATTTTCAAAAAAAATGAGGCGTGCGGGCTATGAGCGGCAAAAAGGGATTTGTCCCGTATGTAAAAAGCATTTTGAGTATGAGGAAATGGAAGCAGACCATATAAAACCATGGCATGAAGGAGGGACTACATCTGCGGACAATTGCCAGATGTTATGCAAAGATGATAACCGCAGAAAATCAGGGAAATGAAACACGTGCAGCGTAAAAGAAAAGACCAGCCTTATTGGGGCTGATCCTGTTTTGCTTATTTACTGCTGCGTTTTTACCCGTCCTGGGACTGCTCCATGGGCCTGCCGCATTTCGGGCAGTAGTTGTACCCATGTTCTTTCGGGGTGGCTATTTCAAAGATAAATGCCTCCCCACAGTTTGTTTCCCAACGATCCCCATATTCATCGTATACATATTTCCACAGACAAACGTCAGGGTTGTCCACTTTTGGATATGCCCTGGTGCTCCACTTTTTGATGGCCTCTTCCTTTGTGGGGAATAGATCTGTCATTGGCCCCTCCAGTGGACATGGGGCTGCTGCGCCCAGCGCTTCCTTCATCGGGTTCCAGGAGCATCCAGCAGTCCAACCACCAGCTCGTTCAATTGCTTCCCCAGGGTTTCCACAAAACGGGCATGATGGAATAGGGAGCTCTTTGGGTTCTTCAAGGGTATCCATAAGCCTCCTAAAAAAGTTCTGTGAGAGAGCTGATGCCCTTCTTCATTTCACGGCTATCCTGCGCTGATGAGACATCTAATAGCATCTGCGTGGAAATCTGCTCCATTCCAATTGAGCGGGAGAGGAGATCAAAATAATCCAGTGCCGCCTCTATGTCCTTCAAAATGATCGAAGTGGACTGCTTGACAAATGCGTGGTTGTGGGGGTTGGCGTCCTCCATGGTCACGACAATATGCTTGCCTGCCTGGAACGCCCACGCCATTTCCATGATCGTACCAATGGATACCCGCCCCGCCCAGAGAAAGTTTGCCCACATAATGTCCGCCTGGGAAACGAACCACTTGTCCCTGGACACAATCACGGGGTCTTCCAGAAGGGTTTTCATGCTATGCGCAGGTAAGTTTTCGTTTCTAAGGAGATCCATATCCATGAAGGGAAGGATTACCTGGTAGCCCATAGCTTCTAAGGCATCTTTTCTCCCAAGGAAGTCCTCCCGTATGGCTTCCTTGCTTTTCCCTGTGATAGGTCCTGCCAAATAGACTTTCATATGGCCTCTCTAGTAGTACTCTTGCTGTGTGCGTTTGGCACACGCTGTCAGAACAAGGATGGCGATGTAGACCAGGAAAATGTGAATGTCCACGTGCTTTACTGATACCAGCATAAGCAGCGTGGACAACACTTGGATACTAAACAGGATTTTATTTCTCATTTATCTATGCTCCTTTACAGACTGCTTGAAATACTGTAAAGTAATTATAGCATAGATAATATATATTTACTAGCCCCAGATCCCCCCTGTGCTGCCTCGTGAGGAATTTGTTTCATACAGTTCCTGGTAGGGCACGTCGATCAGTTTTGGCGTGAGGACAGGAAGAAGCACCAGCTGGGCTACAGCGTCCCCTCTCTGGAAAACAATGAAGCGGGGGTACGGATTTACGACACGGATCAGTATTTCCCCTTGGTACCCTGCATCAATAACGCCAGCGCCAATCAGGAAATCGTGACGCCCCTTGGGCTTCGCCAGAAGCATTGTTCCTTCAGGGATGTCGAAGAAGGCGCCCGTTGGGACAATGCGGCTTGAGAACGGAGGGACAATCACTTTCTTGTTTGCGTGCACATCCACCCCTGCGTCGGATAAATGTTTGCGCTCAAGACGATCCCAATACATCGTTGTTGCATAGCGCAGTTCTTTTACATCGTGCATGGCTCTCCTCTTTCTGAAAGTTCTTCAACTTTATCTTCACTAAAAGCATTCCTGGTTATTCCAATCTGAACCACGGTCACAACAGATTGCATATCAATATTGACCCCGTAGGTAGAGGATAAAAATTCTGTGGCATTCCCAGGGGTAATAATAAGCTTGTCATGCAGAAGAGACATACCTTTCAGTTCTTCCCTTGATAAATCCTTGAGTGCTACCAGGCGTGTACTCTGCACTTCCCCACTAATCCTTGATTCCGTCCGAGTGTCGTTGATGTTGAAAATCTCTACGGGATCTCCAATACGCATGCAGTACCCATATTCTTCAAATGGGCGAACAAGCGTTATTTCTGGAAAAGACTTTATCTCTTTCGGCAATTCCTCAAATACAGGCAATTGCCACGGTACAACAATAAACTGGTCAAACATCCTTGCGTCTCCCACACTAAAATAATTTGGTTTGTAGTAAACCACTTCAACGAATGCCTCCATGTGCCCCTGGCAGCCAAGGAGTTTCCAGCCATGTGCCCGGTGGTGAATCATGGAGGTCTCTACCCAAAAGGATATGTCCTTTGTTACAAGTAGCACAGCCCTTTGTTTGGATACAGCTTTAGTTTTCATGGATATTCTGCGCCAAAGCACCCCAGGCATCCTCTGGAGTGCTTTCAGGCCAGTTGTTGGAAAGAAGCAAACACCCAATTAGGGCATAGTTTGCCAAGTCCTCCAACGTGTCGTAAAGGGATTCCCCACAAGCGGAGCCTCTGGCACCTTTCAAAAGATTATGAAGCCTCGATGTTTTGTCACCAATTCTTACAGCGACCCCTGCCAGGCCGCCTACGCCAATGTTATGTGGACCGTAGTCATGCTGTTTTTTTACGAAGGTTTCAAAAGACCTTGCGAGCAGCTGGAGGAACGCTTTCTCAAGTTCGACGCTCCCTGACAGGCCAGTTGGCTGAAAAGCGGGGTGATTGTACTCAGTATTTTGGATTTTGTCAACCAAGATACACCTCTATTAGTTGATTGTGTGCTCCCATTTGAGAACATTCATGTATAATTACCCAATATAAAGGAGCCTGCAAATGAAAATTATGCATTCCCCTGGTATGGGCGTTCACTACGTCAACGATAATGTACAATTTTTCGAGGATGGTTCCTGGCAAACAGGAGATTCCTCTGATAATTGCATCCTTTGGCATGTACAGGTTATTTGTGAAGCATTTGGGTTGCCTCCTTTTTGGCAATTGTGGACAGAAGTGTATCCGGATGATCCACTAAACGAGTCGGACGGGGCGTTTATACTTTCTTCCGCTGAGCCTTACACGGCATTCTGTAACCCCTATAAAGACTTGGCACTTGTCCTAAAAGATCTTGCGGCAATTGGCAGGCAAGAGCTCGCAGTAGTCATTTGCCAGTGTGTCAAAGACAGGGTGCATTAGCACCCCGTCTGTTATTTTAGCACATATGTTCTACGATTTCAATTGTGAAAAGCCTATGTATTACATAGGCCAGTTCCGCAGTCTTTGCACTCCTTACACCCACCATGATGAATAAGTTCTCCACCACAGTTTGGACATACCTCCCCTTCCCCTTCTCTGTATAAAACAGCCTCGTCCCTGCTGCCGTCTCTGTAAACCGTGATGCCCTTCAGCCAAAGCTCCCATGCAAGCATATAAAGATCCGCAATATCCTGGACGGAAGCGTCCTTTGGAAGGTTCACAGTTTTGCTGATGGCTGAATCTACATGGCTCTGAATAGCTGCCTGCACCTTGATGTGGTCGCTCGGTGAAACCTCATAGGAGGTTTGCCAAACGGAATCAGGAATGCCCATGGAGCGGGACAGGAGAGCTCCTGGGTGGACATAATCCACAAAGGTATCCTCCCCATGGATGCGAGTACGCCGTTTGTATTCCAGGGCAAACACGGGCTCAATTCCGGAGGATGCACCAAGCAGATTTGAGATCGACCCCGTTGGGGCGATGCTGAGCAGTGTAATGTTCCGGGTACCGTGCAGAATAATCTCTCTTTTCAGCTTGTCTGGAAGAGTTTTGTAGAACCCTTCTTCCACAATTTGGCTGCGAGTGTGGATGTCTGTGCCTTCCCATACACCACAGGCACCCCGCTCTTTCGCAAGGTGGATCGTTGTTTGGTAGGCGGTACGCTTGGCAGTTCCAAAAATCTCGTCCGCCAGATCTTCAGACTCTTCATATCGCTCCCCAAGGAACGCTACCATATCAGCGTACCCCATAACGCCAAGACCAATCCTGCGCAGGGCAATATCCGATTCCATCTGTGTGTTTGTTACAGCCCTGTGATCCTGGATTTCTTTCTCAATCACATTGTCAAGAAAGGTTACTGCCATTTCTACGGTGTCCCGGAAGCCCTCAATGTCAAAATAAGCATCCTTCGTGAAGGGGTCTACTACGAAAGCTCCTAAATTGATAGAGCCCAGATTGCAAACGCCATCCTGGTCAAGCACAACTTCTGAGCAGGCATTCGTGCCAACGACCTTCCACCGATCCCCAAAGGCGTCGGAGTTTGATAAATCCCGCTGCGTGTCAATAAACAACACTCCAGGTTCCGCTGAGCGCCAGGCGCATGCAGCCAGCTCTGTGAACAAATCAATTGCTCGCACGGTTTTTTTCACGTGAAAACTTTTGCCCCCGCTCTCTCCATCAAACGTCAATTCCCATGGCTGATCATTTTTTACTGCATACATAAAGTCATCAGAAACCATCACGCTGATGTTTGCGTTTTCTACACGCCCAGGGAGTGTTTTGATCCGTAAAAAGTCGTAGGGTACTTTACCGGAAAACCTGCATTCCATGCATCCCCCGCCACGACATTTTGGGCACTCAACATCACCAGCGCCTGGCCTGTAAATATCAGGATGCTTCACATCCATAGAAAACAAAAGAGCAGCTCTGCGGCCTTCCTGCCCAATAACACCCCCAACATGATTGAATAATTCCATAAATGATAAGGCGCCAGTAGATGTCTTGGCAGCGTTCGCAACAGGGGAATCCTTTGGGCGCAGCTTGCTGATATTGACACCGATTCCCTGCCCTCTGCTGGAGGCTTTCATAATTGTGCTCATCGTTTTTGAAATGCTTTCAATGGTGTCCCCTTCAACTGCGTGTGTTGTGCAATTCATCAAGGACAAACCCCCAACATCATCCCTGCCAGCAAAGGCCAGTATACGCCCACCTGGGCAAAACTTTTTGCTGGAGAGGGCTTCGTAAATACGTTCCTCCATCTTCGCATCGCCAGCACAAAACGTTGCTGCCAGGAACTTGTGCATCCCATCAATATTTTTTGAAAATCTTCCTGCATATTTGGTCTCGTAGACCTCTTCTGCAAATGGGTCGGTAAAAAATGACATAAGGCGTCTCCTGTATAGTTGATAAAAACCCAGCGAAAGCAGGGTTTATTTACGGATATATTAGCATAGCCTATAAAATCTGAAAAAGTTTTATGTGGGTTCTTGGGTTTTCTGTATCCACCTGGCCGAAAACAAAATGCGTCTTTATCCAGCGGTCATCACTGACTACCTCAGACTTTTGAAGCAAGTCTTTGAGGAGCTCAATGGATACATCGGATCGGTTGGATTGGTAAAAGATATTCGCCCACAGCATAAGAGGAAGTTTTTTGCTTCCAAATTTCTGCTTGAACTCCACCGGAGTGAGTGAAATGAATGCCTGGGCATATGCCAGTGCATCTTCGCTTTTGATTACCAGGGGCTTCCCTGTTTTCTTGTTGGTTACAATCTGCCTTCCATTGTCTTTCCTGCGAAGGTTCCCAGGGACAACAAAATCCACAATAAGCTTGTAGCGATCTGCAAAAACTTCCATTGGGTCAAATGGTGGATCAAATATCTGAACCTCTCCTGCCATGTAATTGCTCCTTGATAGGTTTATCGTTCATTGCTTTGCGCAAATCTTCTACCCAGGAAAGATTTGCACTTCCCCCAGGGAATTGAATAGGCAGCGGGTGGTGGCCTGGCAGGCTGCAAACACACATAAGGTTTTCGTGATGTTCCCGCCAGTCCCCCGCTGCCCTTCCTCTTGAGTATACGTGGTGTACCTGGGATGCCTGTCGAAGTTTGTTGTGCAGGAAGAAGCACACTACACAATAGCCTGCGTCACGCTGCTTTGCAAGCACATATTGGGCGTCCCTGTAATCTCTAAGATCCCTCTTCTTCGTCTCTTTCGCCCTGATGCGATCTTCTTTCGTTGGCTTGGGCGCACAAATCATGCAACCGCCGCCAGCATCTGCTTGGCTTCTTTCTTTGTTTTAGGGGCGTCATCTAAACAGAAGTCCTCCCCCGCCTTTTTCTCTCTTGCTTTTGACGCCAAAGAATCCGCCAACTCATTCAGGGAGTTCCCGTTATGGCCCTGCACATGAATAGCGTGCACCTGATGAGTTCTCATAAGGGGGGCCAGCCGCTTCCAACGATCCTGATTCGTTTTCAGTAAACGTCCGCACTGGAGGGCTCTAATGCCCCGGATAACATACATGCTATCTGTGTAGAGATCAACCACGCAAGGGAGCTTCAGTAACTCAAGCGCCTTGATCACTGCCTCTGCTTCAGAAACATTATTTGTCGCAACGGGTAAGTACCCGGAAATGCATCGGGTTTTCCCTTTGTATTGAAGGATTGCTGCCCATCCACCCTCACCAGGGTTTGGAAAGACTGAGCCATCCGTGTGAATGATTACTCTTCGGATCTCAGTCATCTGCGGCTCCTGTGTAGGATTCTCCAATTATGCCCGCAATATCAGCGGCGAGTTCCTGCGTTCTTTGATTTACTAAATTGCCGAGTTCTTCTGGCCCGTACCCGAAGGCTTCTGCCAGCAACTTCTGCTCTTGGCTTACCTTTATGGACACTTCCAGGCGTGCCAATATCGGATGCTCCGATCCCTCGCTTGTAAGCTGAAATGGTAAAGTTATCTTTAGACTCATGGATCACTCCAGTTTTTGAAATAGTGACTCTTCTTGAAATGTCATTCGCCATAATTTCTGGCGACACCCTATGTAAGCGCACATAGAGTAGTTCTCTCCAGGCTTGCTTTATTGCAGGGGCAACAATCTGGGTGACACCATTTTGAGCTTTTAGGATAACTCCTAATTTCTCCAATCGAGTCAGACAGTAAAACGCCCATGCCAAATGGTAAGCCGCTTCAACTGACCAATCCAACTCGATCTCTTCTGCCTCCCAGGAGATTTTCTTTGCAAGCTCCTCAATATCAGCTCCGTAGACTGGCATGGGACTACCCCTGGCTTATCCCATTATTATTGAGCCAATCAAGTCGCACACGGGACACTGTGGATTTTGGGAGTCCCGTAGCCCGAACAGTCTCAGCTACAGTTGGGACTCTCCCGGATACCTGGTACTCAGTGTCCAAATGTGTACAAATTTCTGCCTTGTTGCGGGTGGCTCTTTTAGGGCCTAGTGAGACGTCCCGCCCATGTTTTGCCTCTGCCTGATAAAAACGTCCCATGTCCCGTCCCACTGGCTGTCCCACGTCCCGTCCCACTGGCTGTCCCAATTGGGACAAACGGGACTGCTTATTAGGGCTCTCGTCTTGTGGGCCACGGATGATACGAAGCTCTCCACGAGAGATTTTTCTCTCGTCTGATTTGGCCCAAGCGGCGTTCATTGAGGAAATGTATTTTGCGTACTCCCCTTTGAATGCACGCAAGTTTTCTTGATAGGCGGATAGCACAACCGCAATCTGCCCACCAAGCACATCGCCGCTCACGTACACAACAACAGAGGATCCCAGGCCCAGGATTATCGCAAGGAGATACTGAAAGTACAGCAGGACAGAATGATCCATATTCTCCACAAGAGAGATAGATTGTCCCAGGCCCGCAATTGCTGAGATCATTGCCATAAAAACCAGGGCAACAACCAGGGTTCTTCCGGACGTTTTCTTTTCGTTTATTGCTCTGGCTGCAGCATAAACAACAATGCCACCCTCAATTGCGAATACTGCAGCACCAGCCTCAAGTTGTGCAAGAAGAACGGATCCGCTTGCAGCAGCAGCAAGGTAAAACATAGAGGCTGTGCGTGAAGCACCCAAAATGATTGCTGCAACAGATTGCAGCAAGTATAGCCAGAACATAAATCCAACACTGGTTATGTCAAGCGCCTTCGGTGTAACAGGAGGAGGCACACGAAGCTCATAGTTTGTTTTGAAGAGCTCGTATGCCTCCTGTTCTGCTTGTGCTACAACCGAGAGGCGGTCAGAAGTAACTGTTTCTCCCATACCGCCACCTTTCTTTTGTTAGAACGGGGGTTCCCAGGCGTCAGCTTCCTCGTAATCCATGGGGGCTTCCTGTGCAACTGGAGCCTGCCCACCACGGGGATACCCGCCGCCTTGCTGGTTCCCACCATTGCGATTCCAATTACCCCGCTGGTTTCCGCCACCATTGTTGCGGTTTCCTGAACCCTGCTGGTTCCAACCACCACCACGAGAAGAATTTTGGCGGGAACGACCACCACCATTTCCGTTTGCTTCAGAGCCCGCAAAAGCCCAATCGGACACCTTCAAGTTGAAGGCTGTGACTTTGCTGCCGTTTTCCAGTGTGCGCTCGTAGGTACTCAGAGTACCCTCCAGGGAAACTGCACGTCCGGCATGCACATACTCATTGAACGCCTCTGCCCGCTTGCCAAACATTGTGCAGTTGAACCAGTGCGTTTTCTTTTTGTCCCCGAAACCTTCTGTGACGGCGACTGAAAAGGACACCATTGCGGTTCCCTTTTCGTTTGGCAGGTACTGCATATTGGGATCTTTCCCAACGTTGCCCAGGATGTGAAAAGAATTATTTGCTGCCATTTACCATTTTCTCCTTGTTTTCGTAAAGTAAGATTTTACAAATGCTGCATTCTTCGCCAGATCTCGTAGTAGTTTCTCCGGCACGATTCCGCACCACCACGGGCAAGATGAAGTTCTCCCTCTTCTTCAATACCGAGACCACGAGAAATACCTGCGCCATGGAAACTTGGAAACTTCACGTTCGGATCCTTTGATGCAAGCTCCTTTGCCAGGTCAATTACATCTGTGCTCACTCGAGGAAAGCAGGCGAACTCCAGCTCCTGGGGCATAAGGTGCCACAGAAACTTCTGGTCAAACTTGGGGTTTTGTCCAATGAACTCCGTCGTTTCATGCGTGATATTGTGTTGAAGGATCCAGGACAGGATCTTTTGAATTGCTTGAGGTCGGGGGACGCCAGTTTCCTGCAAGAGTTCCCAGGTAAAACCATTTACCTCAAGAGCTTTTGGGGAGGCATTTGCAAACTCCTCTTCTGTTGGCTGAATAACAAACTCCAGCATTTCGCTGTTCACGTCTGCATCAACCCTGTCCAGGATAAAACACCCGGAGAGTACGACGGAACCCTCGTCGGGCTTTAGACCTGTGGTTTCTAAATCTACGAACAACCTGTGCTTCATTTTTTCTCACCTCCTGAAATAAAAAACCCCGCCTTGGCGGGGTGGGATACATATCTTTATGCAGCACCACGGCCATAAAGTAAATAAGTGTGACGGGCTAGGCGGACGAAAGGATCCATACGAGAAACTCATCTTCAAGGCACAGGACGGCAAATGGGAGAATGCCTGAGCCCGTCACACGACTCCTTTCGGCGGGGTTCAAACCCGCATCTCCCCCCGTTATGGCAGGCGGAATATCGGTTTTCCTACGAAAGGATGTTGCAATCGGCCTGGCTGCTTGGGATTTGTAGATTTTCTTTATATCGCCAGACCTGCGGGTATACATAAGGCGCCGTAGCGCTTGAGCCACCCCCAGGAGTCGAACCTGGCCCCCCAGCATTCACTTCTACTGGCGTGCTCTATACACCAGGGCGGCTTGGTAATAAGGATATTCAGTTTGTAAAGAACCGTTTATCTTTATCTTTTATAAGTATAGCATGGTATGTTTGAATTTGTCAAGCATCATTTTTATTAGAAAAGGATTCTACTTTCACGCTCTTTACGGATTTAGAAGTGGCAATAATTACCGTGGGTAATATGTTGCCTATGTTTTGCAGTTCAAGGAGACTTTGATGGAGTTTCTGGGCAGTCTGATCCTCGTCTACAATAATGATATGCAGTGATTCTCTGTCCAGGGTGAGAATGTGAAGCGCCAGGTCTTCTGTGGTTTTCTTGCTTTTTTTCTTGAATATGGAGAACATTATTTTTTCCTTTCAAGCCAGACTGTGTGCAGCTCGGGGAGGTTCTCGTGGAGAAAGTACTCCAAAACTTCTGCGTACAAACGGGTTTCCTCCATGGCGTGTGGGGATAACCGTTCTTCCAGCATATGAAACAACGCCTGCAAGCTTATTGTCATCGTCCAGGTAATATAGAGGGTGTTGACAGGAAGGAATAGACGTGCCATTTCAGGGGCAACGTTTTTATTCAGGGCCTTTTCGTAAAGATCCAGAGAGAGATCAATAAAATCAGACAAGTCCCCGGACAGCTCCAGTCCCTCTTCAAAATGCAAGCACTCAGCGGACGATCCGTCTTTTGCTTTTCCTGCTGCCTGTCTCCACGACGCCGCCTTTGGAATGTAGAACCGTTCCTTGTCAACCTTTTTCATGTACCGCAAAGACATCTCAGACCATGCAGACATTGTGTCTGGCTGGGCCGTACCAATAACATAGCGCTGAATTTGGCGCATCACAATAAAGGGGGCTTTCATTTCAAAGGTGAGGAGTACATGTCGAAACGGGTGGTACTCTTTTCTGTCGATCAGCTTTTGAAGAAACTCACGGTGTTCTTTCTTGTAAAAACTCTCATGGGCATCAAATGACTGGCGTGCAGCATTGACAACCGTAAGCTCATCCCCGAGCACGCCTTTTAGATCTACATAACCCGATAACACTTTCTTTCTCATTGCTTCTGATCCTCCATTATTTTGCGAGCGGCAATTCTTTTCTCATTGAGGGCGTGAAATTCCTTACCCTTCAAAAAATACCAGTTCTCCCACCCATTGCATGGGGCGCCATCTGAAAGGGCTTTTCCGACCTGGTGAATAGATCCCCGGGCATCCCCTGCCATTAGAGACCCGTCCGCCATGACCAGTGCCGCAACCTGTTTCTTTTCCCCGAAAAACAGATAATCCCCGGGGTTTATAAGTCCAAGCTCCAACAGTTTCGGGAAAGGGACTTTCCGCTCTTTCGGGCGCTCAACCATGACCTCTACCAGTCCAAGGTGCTGCACGGAGGCTATCCTCTGCTTTGCAAGATCAATATACTCCGCAGAATTATCAATCCCAACAAAGCGTCTATGCAGCTTCTTTGCAACCGCACCCGTTGTGCCTGTGCCAAGGAAAGGATCCAACACAAGGTCATCCTTTTTTGATGAGGACAAAATCACACGGTATAAAAGAGCTTCTGGCTTCTGAGTTGAGTGGGCCTTTTTGCCATCCTTCTTCAAGCGTTCCTTCCCGGAGCAAATAGGAAGTTCCCAATCACTTCTCATTTGCTTGTCCCCGTTCAGGGATTTCATGGCATGGTAATCAAAATAGGGCTTTCCAGATTTATTTTTTGCTGCCCAAATCAGAGTCTCGTGTGCATTGCAAAACCTGGTGCCCTTGAAGTTTGGCGTTGGATTGCTCTTGACCCATACAACATCATTGAGTAGCCAAAATCCAAGCTTCTGCATAAGATACCCAATCAGAAAAATGTTGTGATAAGAGCCAATAACCCAAATGGATCCTGTGGGCTTCAAGACTCGCTGGCATTCGGCAAGCCAACTTTCACAGAATTTCAGATAAGATTCCTGATCAGGGAAGGAATCCCAATCATCCCTTGTGCCATCAAATAAGGTTTGGTCTGGTCTATAAAGCTTTGTGTCTGATAACTGCAAGTTGTATGGGGGGTCTGCAAAGATCAAGTCTATTGAAGCTGTCTCAAGTGTTTTGAGAGTTTCGACAACATCTCCTTTTATAAGACTCACAACTAATATTCTCCTTTTCTATTATGGAATATCTCTATTTTTGAAAACTTTATATTCTTGGGGGCTTCTCTACCAGCTGGAGTTCTATCAATAATGGATAACCCCTCAGCCCCCTCAAGGGTATGGTTTCACGGAAGACAGCTCCCCCCACAGAAGGCAAACAGATACATTTTTCCTGTATGCTTCTGTGGGGGAAGGAACTGTATATTCATAGTATCACTATGCGGTGTTGATGGGTTGGGTCACCCAAGGCTTGAAATGTGACAAGGAAGTCACACACCGATCCTCTCTCTCCTGCGCCTGCCGCACGTACAACTCCAAGCATTTCTGCTATCCTGCCCAGGTCCGTAATTTACCAGGAATCTGTCGCTACCTTCTCGGAGGCCCTTTGTAGGGGACATATTTGTTGTACGCCCTCGAATAACGGGACGGGGGGTTTCTTATGTTTAGACCTACTTCTTGCGTGATAACTTTGTAGGCTCTGGGATGTTATCACACCAATGGAGCGGCCTCTGTCTTCTTTACAGGTTCCCGCTCAGACGTTTTACTTATGCCTCCGCCGTTGCCGCCGAGCGCATAAGAGCCAGCACAGTGATAAAAAACACATCGGGCAAACGTGTTTCGGCACACCAATCGACGTCCTATTTTGGCTCACTCCGACTGGCACGGGAGGGAGCGATGGAGAAGTAGGTTTGTAGATAATTGATGCTGTTCTTTTCGACCCATGCCCACGTGTTTGTTTACAGTGTGCACCCTACGAATTTGTTTTCTTTATGGCTATGGGCTCTTTGTTTTTATTGGGGGGTGCCCCGCATCATTCACACATATAAAAATGCCCTTTTTATATGCGTTTTTATCTATGGTTATTATATATCGTTATTACTGAAAGAGTCAAGCCCCTGTTTTATTTTTCCCTTTATCATCACATTTAGTATCACCCAGAAGACATGTTCTTTTTTATGCTTCTCTACAGCCCTCTGCAGTTTTACTGATAACGGGAAGGGTATTGGGTTGTCCTCTTTATTCATTACACCTTTTACGAAATCAATAATTTGCTGTTCAGGAACCTCAGCAAGGATCGCAACAATATCAGCCGCCTCCTTGTCCCTCATATCAGACGGAGGAGCTTTTTGTTCCTCTTCTGCCATGTCTTTTTCTTCATCCTTCACGGTCACTTTTGCAACTGCGGCCTTGAAATTTCTTTTACCCGTAGCCTCTGCGGCTGCCTGAAGGTACAACATAGAATGCGCAAGGTGGTCTGCACGAATACTACGCCAGACGCCAACCTCAACCTCTGTTGATCCCCGTTTTCTTCGCTCTATATCTCTGCGAATTGCGCTTGCTTGATCCATGAGAATTTCCACTTCCTGTAAGGGGGCAGCAGCGGATCCAGGAAGAGCAAACAAGCCATCCTTTATAGATTCCACAAGACCATCAAAACCCATAGTCCTGTCAATCAGGATTCCCTCAGGGATTTTCTTATCCCCAAACCGTATACTGTATGTCTGTTTTTGCTCCACATAGTCCGCCATCAAGATACGAGAGGGGAAGTCTGTTTGCAGCGCCTTTACAGAATGCCTGTTTGGGTCACCGTCAATAACAGCTCTCTTGATACGAAATGCTTTTATCAGCTTTGCTACTTTATCAAACCCCTCATCGAATGGCACAATCTCAATGTGGACAATTTTCAGTCGTCGAGATCCTTTTTCTATTTTGCCAACAACAAGTTGAAGTTGATTGCCTTGATCCACACCCATATAGTATGTTGATGACCCATCATGGTGAGTCTCTGGTGCGTAGGGCTCATCAAAACAGTTCTCCAGGAAATCTGTGCGTTCCAAGGATCCCCCAGCGTATGTATAGGGCCTTCCAAGACGCTTTCTGTAGAACTCCGCCATGGTTTGATTTGGATCACGGAAATGCTTGTACATTACATGTGCAGGGGATGTCATCATTTGTGAAATGTGATACCCAACAAGTTCCATTGATCTGTCCGGGCGCTGTGCAACCCACTGCCCTTGTTGAACATCCTCAAGAGTCAGCTCCCTGTTACACTTCACGCACCCATAGAAAACCTTATCAGGGTTGTCCGGGGGGCCAGATATACGGAGGGTCTTTTCCCAATCAAGGGGCTGCTTTTCTCCACACTGAGGACAGGGGACGAGCCATTCCCTTTGATCCGAGTCATTATAGACAGCATCAATCCCATAGTTCGGAAGGGTTGGCGTGGATAAATACATGAGTATTTGCCAGGTACTCGCATCAAGGCGGTTGATTGCCGTACCAACATGCTCAGGAGCACAAAGATCCACTTCATCCAGGAGCAGAGCGTCTGCTGGCATTGAGCGGGGTTCTACACTACCCTCAAGCAGGAACAGATAGCTTTTACCTATCCGCTTTGTATACACGGAATTTGGCTTACCAAGCTTTGCTTTCAGGAAGGGGGAGTTGTCAATTACTGGATCAAGACGTGTATTTGAGAAGTCCTGGCAGTCTTTTTGGCGAGGCTCCATCATCATCACACGCACTTCCCAATAGCTTAGAAAGTGTAAGGCCTTTACAAGCGCCATAGTTGTAATGCCCGCTTGGGTTGATTTTGTGAAGCATACTTTTCTGGGCTCTCCGAAAGAATTTTTTTCAATCCTATACGGGTTGACCATATTGTATGGCTCAACAATCCATTTACGTGAGCTGATTTCCCATTTCTTTCCGTCAAGCAAGTCCACATGGGAGATGCCAAAAGCAAGCGGATCCCGCTTGTTCAGGGAATCTAACTCAGCTGCGGGCAGCAAGTTACTCCCCATCTGTTGCACCCCCCTGCGCAGGACGGTTTTTGTTTATGGATTTCAGGGTGCCCATGGGCAGCATGAATACAGTTTCATATTCATGGGACTTCATCTTGTGCTTGCCGATCACGTGTATACCTGGAGCCCACGTTCTATCTCCACATATGTGACACAGGAGACCGTCTTCATTGACGTCAGCGGTACCTACTACACCAAAAGCAGAATTACCCTCATGGTCTAATAATGGGGCGTCCTCTTTGGAAATCTCTTCTACAACGAATACGCCCTCAATAGGTTCTTCTTCTTCCCTCTTTGCCGCAATACTGGACGCCAAGTACTCCAGGGCATCCTCTTTAGCTTTCAGCGTTTGATCCTCTCCCCGCATGTGAATATTCACATCAATTTCTTTTCCTGCAAACAAACCAAGAATGTATCTTGCATGCAGGCCCACTGCGGAAACAAGTTTAGGATCTACTGTATCATCACGCAAACTAAGGCCGAGTATCTCTCCGGACTTTTCAACCGCCATAGCAAACTGCTGCTCCATGGTATTCATCCTCCATGCGGTGAGCAGCTTTCTTCCGTTTGATACGGCCATTGCCATTCTTGGGTATTTCGATAACCAGCCCTTTACTTCAGATGGTTTTGCTCCCAGCTCTTTTGCTATTTTGTATATGGGCCACCCACAGACCATCAGTTCTGTTGCCCGAATAACCTTGTCCGGAATGTCATCATCCACCAGGTCATCAACAATTGAATCCACAATACTAGCCCATTCAACATCTTGAATTGGGCCATCTATAACTGCTAGAGCTTTGTCTTTGGTTACGGGGTGTTTATTCGTCATCAATCACATCCTCAAGCTGCGCTTTTGTGATCTCGGAGCGTGTGAGGTCTGTGAATGTGACTTCATGTTTTTTTACACGGCTCTCCCTTCGGCGCTTTCTTTGTTCATCACGCCACAAAAAGGAAAGCCATTCAGGCCAGCTTGCAATTTTGTTCCCGTAAATCTTCTCGCATTCAGAACAAATTGCAAACCGCCAAGTAATCATCTTCCCACAACCACCGAGGCAAAAGTGCATTTTTCTACCCATAAGAACTACAAATGGGTTTAGCCCGAAGTTGTCCAGCTAAAGCATTTATAGCGTTCTTTTTATGTGCCCCGACGGTTGCCCTAGAAACCCCCAGCAGGGTGACGATGTGCTTTTGCTGAAATCCTGCATAGACAAGAGAAATGACAGCTACTTGCCCCTCAGGGAGCTCATCCATTGCCAGGGCAATTTCAGCTTCCAAAAATGATTCATCTATATTTTCATGCATACCATTAGTCCGTTATTATATGTGTTTATATAAGCATAGCACAAAAATCAAATTTGTCAATCGTATATAGAAAGCAATTGTAGACTTTAGATGAGGCGTGTAAATGACTGTATATCTACTTGGCGGAACAAAAGAAAAGACCTTTCAGTCTAAATCAATAAGTGCCTTCCGGGGAGAGAACATGCTTTCAAAAAGTAGCCCCGCAGGGATGCACAAGTTTTATTTGTTTTGGGACCTGATGGATACTGTTGAGGCTCATGGCTATCTACGGGCCTCAATGAGCATCATTGGTCGTTCAACCATTGGCACCTGGTGGAAGCTTGTAGAAAATCAGGAGGCCCTATCTGCGGCGACAGCTCGCAAAAAGAATCGCCTCTATCGGTTCTATAACTTTGAGGGGCGCTCCTGGGATAATATCAAGGACTTCCAAACACTCGCTCACAAGTTCCTTCTTGCAGCGATGTACCTGCGCTACTTTGGGCAGGCAGCTTTTTACATTGTCAGAAACAAGGAAGGGGCAGCCATTGGCCTTGATACTCTTTATGGGTTTATCCAGCCCAACGTAGACTCTGAGGGATATTTCAAATCCCCTGCTTTTTACCAATACCCAACCCGCAATCCATCGGACAGAGTCGCCTTTGAAGATCCAAGGGATATTGTTTTTATTACAAATCCTGACTGGAATGGATACCCATCCGGCGGCACAGACATAGAATCCTTGTCTCAATTTGCCCTCCCAACGGACATTTATTTACAAACAATCGCAAGGGAGTACTTGAAGAACAGAGATCGCCCTGAGCATTTATACATCCTCCCAAGTGATATTAGTGACGAGGCGTTCAATGACTTTTCAAACATGATCGCCACACGATACGCTGGCCCAAAGAATGTCGGGAAAGCTCCCATAGTTGTTCAAGGGGATCTCGAGGTAAAAGAGCTTTCTAAAATGCCTGCTGATCTTCCATACCAGGAGGCAAGAACTGCCGCACGGGAAGAGGTTTTGTCCGTTAGCGGTGTAAGCGGGGCTAAGCTTGGATTGACAAATTCTCTTTCCTCAGCAAACTTTCGGGAAGCCCGTAGGGAATTTCACGAAACAGAGATGCTGCCTTTGTTTACGCTTATCGAACAAGGTTTCAATGAGCAGATCCATCTTCGAGAGTTCGGCATCAAGGGGTGGTTATTCAAATTCAATAACCCCGACTTCTTGACCGCTGTAGAAAAAGCCACTGTCCACATGCGCTACCACAATATGGGTGTTCTGAACCCGAATGAGATTCGGCTTGAATTAGGTCGGCGTCCAAGGGAGGACGAACAAGGGAATGCGTATATTGACCCTGTCCCGAACGATTCATTACCTGACGGGGAACAAGGCAGTCCTCCGGAAGGGCGGGAGGATAATCCAGATTCTCCCTCTCACGTAGGCGAGCCAACCCTGGACGACCAGGATCCTCCACGAGGTGACCAGCATGACGAAGAGGGTCTTCTTTTGGCCTTACGAGATTGGGAGCAGTACTCCGTCAGCCGTATTCGTAGGGGGAAGGGCTTCCGCAAATTCTATGCAGAAGAAATACCAGCTTGTTTATCAGATGCCATCCAAGCCCAGCTTGAAAAGGCGGGCACAATACAAGAGGTTCGGAATATCTTTTCAGAGGTCCGAAACCTAATTGAGGAAGAGGAAATCAATGCCTAATGATCATAGTAGTAATGTTTGGGTTTGCGTAAAATGCTCCGCTCCGCTCGGAACCGTTTTTGGGGGGGAATTTATTCCTTCTGATGTTCCATCGAAAAACATTCGCACAAGTGGCCCTAATTTGCTTGTGACCTGTCCCAAATGCGGGGCACAGAAAACCTGGTACACCGCAGATCAAACTGTTCGTGCGGTTTACCAATTGATAGAGGTCATTTCGTCCGCCATTGTAACCAGGGCTGTTCGCCAAGCGAGTGAAAAGACCCTGCCAACAAAGGGAGAGTAGACAAATTTTCCCTTATTCCGATTGGAGTAAATAGGACTAATTATGAAAGATACTATTGTTCAGGTAACCGGATTCACCGCCCCATTCCGAGGCTCTCCTGCAGAGATGTTTCTCAGCGAAGAGGATGCTGCTGTTCTGCACGAGCGATGGAATGACAGTGCTTGGAGTGAGCGTCTCGATTGCGGTGGTGGGGAATACTCAATTTCTTGTGAACAGATATTAGAGGTTCCTCTTCAGGACTTCGCCAGAGTTTATGGCAAGACCCTGTCGAGCAGAATCCTGTCCGCTGTCAGGGGGGGCATTTAGCATGAAGCACATCGACAAGACTGCCCAGACTGTTGCAAGGAAAGTCATTGGTGTCCGTCTCTACAAGACCCTTGAAAAGCAGGATGATGGTTCTATTCTCATCCGAGGGAAGTTTACCTCTGACAACAAAGATGAGATCGGGGACATTATCACTCGTAGTGCTACGGAGGCAGCCATCCCCTCCTATCGGGCATGGGGAAACATCCGTTATATGCATCTCCCCCGCCCCGTTGGAAAAGTTACCCGGATCGGCACTGAGGATGGCCTTGAATGGAACGAAGTAGAAATTCGAGTCATTGATCCACAGGCAGTATTTGAAGTTGAGAACGGACTGCTGACGGCTCTGTCCGTGGGTATCATTATCAATTTTGAAGACATTGAACTTTCCCCTGATGAAGACGGGGGCTGGATTATCCATAATTACAAATTGGCAGAAATTTCTCTTGTTGATCATCCGGCGAACTATGACGCAAAGCTTGATTTAGGCGCTATGCCAGACGCATTTCGCACATTGGCCCGAGAAAAAGGACTTCTGAAGGCCCTTGGTGAATATCAGAATTTAGGAGACCCCATGACACGTACAAAGAAAGACCTTACTCCCCAGGTTGAGGATACTGCTGAAGTTTCTGCAATGGCGCCTGAAGCCATCCTGGACGAAGAAGTGGTCGATAAGGCCATTGAGGCCCAGGAAGTTCCTGATGCCCCCGCAGAAGAAGTTGTCCCTGCAGAAGCTGAGAAAACCCTGGCTGACGCAGATATGCCGGAGGCCGCAGAGGTTATCTCGGAAGACAAAGATCTCCCTGAGGAAGAAGTCACCTTCGCAGAAATCCCTGCACCTGAAAAAGTTTCTTCTCCCATTCCCGATGCAAGTGAAGTTTTTCTTGCCGCAGCGAGCTCCTTGGAGAAGGTAGTGGCATCCCTTGAGGTTCACTTGAAAGCTTTGGCCCCGATTGCGCAGGAAGTCCCAGCGGAGGCTCCGAGTACAGCGGAGCGGTCTGTGGAGACTGCGGATCCAGCCGACAGCATTCGTGCACTCCAGGAGAAAGTCGCTTCTCTGGAAGCCCAGCTTGCCGATTTGGAAAAACCTTCCGCTCGAAAGGGTGTAATTCAAGCTGAGGGCGTGGAAGACGAGACTGTTGATGGTGATGAGAAGGAAACTCCTCAAGCCTCCACCTTGAGGGATGCGGTTCGCAATTACATGCTTTCCCGCAGCCAGTAATCTGATTTTACGCTGTCCATATTTAGACAAATACAAGGAATTTGAAAATGCCCAAACCTTTTGAACTTCGCAAAGCTTTGACCACCTCTTCGGAAAGCGGAGCAGCCTTGCTGCCCTGCGATCTGGAGAACTTCTTGAACGAAGAGCTCCTGGAGCTGCAGCCCCTGGCCGTTCTCCTGGATGTTGTCCCCGCCAAGAGTCTCATGCACGAATACACCGTGCGCACCTCCCATCCGCAGGGTTGGTTTGAGGGTGAGACGACCCCTGCAAATCCTTTGAACTCCACCTACAAGCGGAAGTTCACCCAGCTCAAGATCCAGCGTATTTGGGGCTCCGTGCCAGGCTTCCAGCAGGCCTTGTCCGAGGAGTTCATTGACGCTTTGGAAGCAGAGCTCCGTGGCTCACTTGAGGGCATGTCAAATGTCCTGGAATACGGTTGTATGTGGGGCGCAGCGGATGACCTGGGATTCACTGGCGATGCCTATCAGTACTCCGGCCTGTTCGCTCATTTGGCGGCCTACGCTGAGGAAAACATCATCAGCGCAGGTGGTGCCAAGATCAGCCTGGACGCCTTGGATGAGGTTGTGGCAACTGTCACTCGCTTCCGTGGCGTGGACAGCGACCTCAAGCTGTGGCTGATGGGCCTGCGCATGAAGCAGGTGCTGGATGGCTTGCAGACCAAGGTCTCCATCCCCCTGACCAACTCGGTGCTTGCAGACGGCAAGATCACCATGCGCAACTATGCCGACATCCCGATCAATCCCACCGCCTACACTGTGCCCGCATCCGTGAGCACCTCCCCGGCTGATCTGGCTGGCACTGCTGCCGCAGGCGGTACTCTGGGCGCTGGCTCCTACACCTACCGGATCTCCTCGGTGACCGTGATGGGTGAACAGGAAGCCTCTGCCGCCACCAGCGCAGTAGTACTCGCTGACGCAAACAAGAAGGTCAACCTGGCCTGGAGCAAAGATCCGAACGCCAAGTTGTACTACATCTGGCGCCAGAAAGCCACTGCTGGCTGGCAGCTGATCGACATCGTCCCTGCCCTGACCTACTCCGCAGACGGCACGGTCAATGGCGCCATCGAGACCTATGTCGATGACGGCACCAAGACCCCCCGCAACATCAAGCCTCTGGAAGCAGGCGAGCAGAACATCTTCCTGGCGAACCGCCACAAGGATCGTGGCGTGCAGTTCCTGGGCAAGATGGACGACATGGGCGTCCCCATGGACAACCTGTTCTCCTACGTCGAGTTGGCCCGTGTCAAGGACACCTATGACTACATGCTCAAGGGATACCTGGGCTTCCGGGCGAAGTACCCGAATACTGCGGGTGCAATTCTCCGCAACGTGAAGCTGAAGGCGTAAGCCAAAAGCAGGTAAATCTGGGGAGGCGAGAGCCTCCCCATTTTTATTCACAACACACCCCACAAATAGTTTTCACGTGAAAACTCCTATACAAAAAATTCCTCCACAGATTGTAGATATTAGAAGTCTACATTTAGACATTTGGAGATGTTATGGCCTGGACATTATGTAAGAAAGAAGACGTCATTGCCCTCTCACCTTCCTCTGCTGCGAGCATCCCAGATTTTTTTAGTGACATCGTAGAGGGGTTGATCCGTGAGAGGCTTGGCGCACCTGGTATCGGGACGCACAGCCTTGTGGAACGAGAGCAGCATAGAGGGACTGGCACGAATATGCTTTTTGTGAACAGGCCTCCCATTATTGGTGTATCTGAATTACGCATCCACAACAACCTAATTCCTCCTGATAGCTTCCTTGTAGGAAAACGAGCCCTGGAGTTGAAATATGGCATGTTCCCAGATGACTGCTATGACATTTTTGTTTCCTATGAGTCCGGAACATTTATGCCTGAAGGTGAAGAAGACACTACGCTTTATGTTGAATCGTCCGTGCGCCTGGCAGCAGCCTCTATGATCGTTGCCTTACTGAACTATCGTGGCAAGGCAGGAGCAGACCAAAGCATCAAGTGGTCTAATGTGGATCAGAAAGAAGGGGAGGCGTCCCCGAATGTAAACATCGGCCTAACGTCACACCTCACAAAGATCATGGATCGCATGCTGAAGAGAGAGACCATCAAGGTGCGGTAATGCCAGAACCAATAGCCAATATTTACATCTCTTACAGCAGCAGGGAGATAAAAAGGTATCCTCGGGGTCAGGCAGTGCAGGTCAGGCTTGACAGGGTCGCAGAGGATTTCTCAAAAGAGGCCTCTTACTATACCTTGAGGCTTTTTCAAACGTGGCTGGCCCCTAAAGGCAAATACAACGTGGGCTATAAAGGGCGGGCCGCCAAGGCTTTATATGTTTCCCAGATACCCATGGGTTCAAAAAAATCCTGGGCTGTCCTGGAAAAGCCTACCCCATCTGGTACCGCAATAAAAGAAGGTCGCATGGGCAACCCCAACAAGTGGTGGAAAAAGCCCAAGGAGCTGAACCCAAATCGTGGCAGGTATAAGGGGGGCAAGGTAAAGCGCACAAACACGTTCAATTACGGTCCAAACACATTTCTCGGGCGTATCCAGGGATGGATTAGGGCACGGGGGCTCTCTCATTTCATCGCAGATGACGGAAAGAAGAAGAACTCCAAACGCATGCTGCGGGACGCAACCTTTCGTGTTGCTCGGGAGCTCGTAACCTACGGTGCATCAGGCGACTATTCCAAGAGAGGTTTGCCATTTACGAGCCGCAGAGGGCGGGGTGTGTTTGACTATCCCTCCTATTTTTCAAGCCATCTCAGCGCATATCATATGGACAAAATTTACAAAAATGGCCCCTACACTGAGCAGGTTGTGGACATTATGAACGATGCAGCGATAGACCATCTGGACAGCTGGTTCAAAAATATACATCGAACAGGCTATTACAAGAAAGCTATCATGTCCTCATGGAGTACGAATTAGGAGTATACGGTGAGTTACAGCGCTATCGAAGAAGAACTACGGAAGTGTTTTATAAATCATTTTCCAGAGCTATCAGAAGCCACCTGCAAGATCTCTGACCTGGATGGTGTATTTCTTAGCATGATGGAAAAGGATTTGCCGCTTGGTTGCATCCTTGATTTTGCCGGGGGCGGTAAGCAGCCAGTTCACCCTTTCAAAGATCCTATCTGGTCATGGGAAATAGGTGGGGTCTTTTACATCCGCTTTATGGGAGACCCTAAAAAAACAGACGACTTGTTGCGGGAGACTGTGGATGGCCTCCAGACTGTTTTGGATAAGGATCCCAGGCTCAACGGGACTTCTGCCCTGGCAACAATGATCGTCATAGAGCCCCCTGAGCCAGGGAAAATAAATGACATGCCTTTTTATTTTCTCCCGTTTCTTGTCAGGGCTTTAGATAAATAGGAGACAACATGGGTAAAAAAACTTATTTCCAAACGAAAGAAGATCCTCAAGAAGTCCTTCCTGATGCAGATGAAGTTCAGGGCGCTGCTATCGCAGAAAGCGATGGGGGATCCCAGGAAGAATTTGTTGAAGCCGAGTTTGTGATGACAAACCCTGTCGCAGAACAGTGGCTAAAAAACGCAGGCTTTCGGAAAGTCGAATCATTTTCATCCATCCGGTTTGCTGTTGAATCAGATGTGGCAGATTTTGAACGCATGGCCGCATTCCTGGCTGAAAAGGCCCTGCGAAAAGACGGCAGCCTTTTTGTTCCAGAAAGCAAAAGATCCTTGGGCGCATTCAACCGCATGGTGCGGGACAGGGATGCTGCTGGCTCCCTGGTGGTCTTGAAGAAGCCGAACAAATAAGCAAAATGTATTCGTTTTGGTTTGTAGGTAGTGAGAGAGTTTGTATGTGAGAGAGTTCCACGTAAATTATTGAGAATTTTTCGTCCGAGTGTGAAGGAGGGCGCTTTCTATGAAATAAAAGGAAGGTATATAAATGGCTGCTATTGTAGGGATTGACGCCAAGATTGAGGTTTCCACTGACAATGGTGTGACTTGGGTAGAGATGCCCCAGCGCAATAATTTCCAAATCAACATTCAGGTGGACACCGCTGAGCACAAAACTTTCAAAGCATCACTTGCTGAGGCATGGAAGAACAGTGCTCGCACATGGATGAGCTGGTCAGGCTCAATGAGCGGTTATTACGACGATGCAGATACCACAATTTTTGACAGCGTCGTTGAAGGTGCCGCAGTGAAATTACGGTTTTATACCAGTCGCAACTCCCCTGGGAAGCGCTGGGTGGGCACTGGAATTTTGACCAGCATCAACCACACAACCAATACAGATGACTTCGCAAGTTTGGACGTGGACTTTTCAGGAAATGGTCCCCTGCTCCAAGAAGCCGTCGCCTAATTATTGGTACCGCATTATTGGTAATCCGTCCCCTGCCTTGTCTGGGGACGGTTTATTTTAGGAGAGAAGAATGGAAGAAAATAAAACTGTATTTACGGTTGGAGAAAAAGAGTACGACGTTGTGAAGACGGGCATCGGCCAGGCGCAGCAGGTAGCAAATCTGAGCAACTGGTTATCCAAGCACGGATCCAGCGTAGCAAAGACCTTGTCTCTCGAGGGAGATAGCTTCTCCGCAGAAAATGTACTGGAAATCGCCACCGCATTACTTGGATCCCTGGACACGGAGAGCATGCTCAGCCTGTTCATCATCGTGTTTGGTTGTTCAAGAAAAGAAACAGAGGCATATTTCGACATTTCCCTGCTTTTGGAAGGTGCTGTTGCCCTGTTTGAGAATCAGCCCTCCTTCAAAAGGATCATTGATCGTTTTTTCTCAGGGCACACCTCACAGCCTGCTATGGAAGAATCCTCCACGCAATAAGATCTGCCTATGGCTGGTCTGATGAGCAAATCCTGGATGCTTACGAGTTGTTTGGTGAGCCCTGGCTTCAGCAGACATACAACTACATTCAGGAAGATAAGACCTACTTCTTTACATCTTTGCTGAATTTGATGCCTCTTGCAAGAACACCCTTATCAAGAGAATCTGGGAATGCATTAGGGAAGTGGAGAGATACATTAGAAAAATCATTTGCTGAGTTGACGCCCAACCACCGCAAGAGAAACGCTTTGCAAGGCAGAGTGAAGAGCGGAGAGGTTGTTGTGATTGCCGATGCGTTTGAACGTAAGCACCCCATGTTCACAGGAGTGGACATAACTGAGGGATGATAATATGGCAAGAAACAACGTAGTAAACTTTCTACTCAATGTCCAGGCCAATGCAAGTGGTGTTGCAGGGGTACTCAATGGCGTAACAAAGCAACTTACCAGTGTGCAAAAAGCAGCTTCTACCGCCCTGACAGGGCCAGGGCGGCAGTCTGCTACCCCTCAAACCTCCTCACCCACCAATAATTCAGTCTCCCGAGAGCTGGGGCCGATTCAGCCGTACACGCAGAGAGCGGCTGAGGTTCTGAATACTGTTGTCCCACAGATGATTGCTGATGCGGACAAGGTTGCCAGCTACATAAGCAAACGGTTACCCGCTGGCATTTCTGAAGCAGCTACCAAAATGAAGGCAGTGGAAATTACCTATGCCTCAGAAAGTGTACAGCGAGCTGTTGATGCAGCAGAAAAGAAAGTTGCTGCTGAGAAGGAGGCATTGGATAAGGTTGCCCGGCTCACTGAAAAGAAAGCCGTACTGCAGGGGAAATACAACCGAGCCAGAGTCAACAAGCCAAAGTACGCTGCTGAACTTACGGTCACTGAGGGTGAACTCAAAAAGGCCACCGGAGATTATGAGAAGGCCGCAAAAGAACGCCTGAACGCAACAAAAAAAGTTGAAGCAGAAATCTCTAAGGTTGTAAAAAATGCAGCCTCAGCGAACTCTGCAGCTCGCAGGGAAGAAACAAAAGACGCTATCGCTGAAGCTAAAAAGCTCAACGCAGAAAAGAAGAACTCCGAAGGGAAAGCTTTCCAGATGGGGGCGCAGTACAAACAGGTAGCGAACGCCATAAAGACCTCCTTCTCTGCTGCAGGGAGTGCAATCAAGAGCATGGCTGGCGTTGTTGAGGCGTCTGCGAACTCTGTAAGGTACATTACCCAGGGTATATCAGAGGCTGGCAGGGCCCTCTTGTACTCTGTTGCTATTCCTGCAGGGGCTGCTCTAACAAAGTCCACCATGTTTGCAGTCGAGTTTGAATCTGCAATGACCCGTGTTCGCAAAACAACGGGACTTACAAAGCGGGAGATTGCAGAGCTCGGCGCATTCGCCCAGGAATTTTCACAATACACCCCGACAAACCAGGTGGGTATTGCTGAGTATATGGAGCAAATTGGTCAGCTCGGTGTGCGTAGCGTCAATGGCTTGAAGCGCCTGGCTGTCGTTTCGGAAAAGCTGTCAGCATCCACTGACATTGACTCTAAAGAGGTTGCGCTTTCTATCGGGCGTATTGCCAATGCTTTTGGGTACAACCTGAACACGGAGCAGGGTGTAAAGAATGTAGAGCGCCTGGCGAGTGTAGTCAACTTATTGGAAAACACTACAGCTTCTTCCGCTGGAGAGATCATTACAGCCATGGAAGATGTTGCCGCCGTTGGCAACATGCTGAAGATCCCCGAGCAGAAACTTGCTGCCATTGTTGCCACGATGATTTCATCTGGCACGGAAGCAAGCACGGCTGGCACGCAGCTCACCAGATGGTATACAACGATCATTCGGAAAACTGAAGAGTTTGCGAAGATCATGGATGGGTATACCAATGAAGTAGGAGAATCCTACGATGACATGGAGAGCGTCATCAACAAGATCAATGTTGATCCGGTAGGCGCTCTCACAGACGCAATTGACGCTTTGTACCGCACAGGGGATGATGAACGGGCGCAAAAACTTGCGAACTTCTTTGAGGTTTCCGGCCATGTAGGCGGTAAAGTTGCTGTTCTTGCAGGCTCCTATAATAACCTGAAAGACGCCATCAAGGCTGCGTCTGCAGAGTGGGAAAATGGCACGTCCCTCAATGAGGAATATAACATTGCGGTGATGACGACAGATTCCCATTTGAAAGCCTTGAAGAATAACTTGAGCATGCTCGCAAATACTGTAGGTTCCGTCCTGCTGCCTGTCATTACGAAAGGAACAGAGTACGCTATTCCTCTCATTCAAATGCTGGCAAAATCTTTTTCAAGCCTGGATCGGAAAACACAGCTCCTCATTATTGGCGTGCCCTTATTGGTTGCTGTGCTGACACCTGTGCTGTTGCTATTCGGCCAACTAGGGCATGCAGCCTCCCTGATGATGATGGGCGTCCTGACATCTTTTGGTACCGTAGGAAAAGTAGTAACCTCTGTAAGCAGGCTCCTATTTAGCGCTCTTCCTGCACTGATCTCCTCCCTAACAACTGCAGGGGGTGCTGCTGCCGGATTGACCGGAATCGGATCCTCTCTATTGGGATTGGTTGGCCCCATTGCTGCTGTTATTGCTGTCATAGGTGGGGCGATTTTTGCGATCAAATCCTTGCAGGCCGCTGGCGTTGACATTTCCAAGTTCTTTCTCGACCTTGCCATGAAAGCTCAGAAGTGGGGCGAGAACTTCTCCAAGATGATTGGGAATGGCATTCTTGGTGGAGGCGTCCGCTTTGTTGCCACTGCTGCCTCAAAGGTAGCAAAAATGATCGCAAGGTTCTTCGAATCACATTCTCCCCCGGAGACAGGCCCCTTATCAACAATTGATCAATGGGGCAGATCCCTCATGGCTACATACCTTGAGGGCTTCGCCCTTGCAGATTTCGGTATCCTATCTGATGTGGCTGGCACAATCCGCCGGATGCTGGATATTTCCCATGTATTGGGTGAGATCGGGGAAGAGGCAATTGTTCCTGCGCTGCGGCAGGCAAAGACAGATATTGCCAATTTGATTGTCACCTTCAATAAAACCGGAGAGGTTGCGGCTGATGTTCTTGGCAAGATCGCCTCTAATTTTGGTGCGCTCGGAAAAGATGTACAGCACCTGATTGAGCTGTGGCTTGATTATGAGAAAATTCAGCGACGTATTGCTGAACTTGAGAAAGCCAAGAAAAAGACCCTATGGATATATGATGACGAGATTGCCAAAATCTCTCAGATGAATATATCTGCGGAACAAAAAGCAGAGCTCATGCGCCAGGCCATGTACAACAGGGACCAAGAGCTCCGCACAATTGAAAAGCAGCTAAAGATCGAAGAGGAAAACGCTGCAGCGGCCAAAGAAAAGCTGGATTGGCAGAAGGCCTTTATTGACGCCCAGCTGGATGACCTGGAGTTGCTGAAGGACATCAAAAAAGCAACTCAAGATGTGGCTGACATTATGTCCGGTCTCAGTTTCCCAATGCCTGATCCCCAGGAGGGAGGGGAAGCAGTGGAGGAGATCACGGGCTATTTCAATGACCTACAAGAGGCTATTGATGGTGCTCGTGGCAAGCTCGCCTATTTCTTCATGGGTTTCCGAGGGGAAGAGTTTAGCCCACAGGACAGGAAATTGATTCGGGATGATGACCCGGAGGCATACAAAGAGATTTCTAACCTGTATGATATGGGCAAAGATGCAGCGAAGGCCTGGGAGAACTTCTCTGGCATTCTGGATGGCTTCAACAATGGCCCCCTGGCGGGTTTGATTTCTGGATCCTCCGGTCTAAAAGACAGTCCCTTGTTCAAATTATTTGGCGGGGGCAAAGAAGAGGGAAGCAAAGAGCAGGGCGGTGGCCCGCTGAGCGAAGACAGCCAATTTATGCGATCTCTTGCCAATGCGAGAGTACAAATTGAGCTCTTCAAGGTGTCTTTCGGAGGGCTGCTAGTAACTCTTGGCCCTCTCGCCAGCGTGCTATTTGGCCTTCTCGGTGCTGTTATTGGCACGGCCATCAACTTTATTGTTGGTGCCTTCAGTGTTTTCATGGACGTTCAGCTCCTCCTGCAGGGCACAGTAGTGAACTTTATCGCCATCCTTGATGGCCTGGGCCAGATAATCAAAGGCATCTTTACGGGTAACGTCGGAGAAATAATTGATGGTATTTCAAAAATGATAACAAGTTTCCTCACGCTCCTCTTGGGTTTCGCCAGGCAGACTCTTCTTATTCTGGTAAGAGGGGGAGGCGTCTTAGTTGATGCTGCCCTTGGCATACTTGGGGGTCTTATCACCGCTGTCGTTTCCTTATTCTTGGGGGATGAAGCAGGAAAGGCCGTAGGAGAATGGTTTGCCAAAGCTCGAACGGAAGTAGAGAGGATCTTTGGCGGAATTGTCACCTGGGTGGAGGAACGGGCTGGTTATCTCCTGGGTGTTATCAACGGGGTCAAGGAAGCCTTTGCAGGAATAAAAGATCGTGTGCCAGGAGGAACGCAGCAGACATCGAACTCCGGCACAGTAAAGCTCCCGGGCACCGCAGGCATGTCTATAAACTTAGCCAGGGAACGAGGGATGGCTACTGGTGGCATCGCCATGGGGCCGACGCATGCCCTGATTGCGGAAGGAGGGGAGCCAGAAGTTGTTTCCCCCTTATCCAAGCTGCCACAGCTGTTCTCAGAGCTTTATGGAGACATGCATTTCAAAGAAGAGCCTGCGCAGACTATTCAAATCAACATCAATAACCCATCTGTGCGCAACGATCAGGACATTGAAAAGATCGCACGGCAGGTAGAGCGTGCCCTTAGCCGAAGAGCATCTAATAGCATGCGAATGGGCACAACGTAGGAGTGACGATGGCATTCTATTTACGATTACAAAACGACACAGAAACAGCCGACTTTTTAGGAGACGAGTTTCTTCTAACAGACGGAGGCCTGCAAGTAGACGCACCGGAGAGCCGTGATATTTGGGGTGGTGATTCTGTTTACGCCCATGGTGCACAGCTGATCAGCTCAAAGTTTGGCACCCGGACGTTCAAGATTACCTTCTCGGTCTTTGGGGACACCAGAGATTCTCTCCTTGGAAATATTGCCCTACTTGACCGCCTGATTGATGCAGCACGAAGGCGCTCCATTGAGGAATCTGGCAGCAGGGTGGAGCTTGTGTACGCCTGGGAAAGCACCTCCAGGAAGAGCTACTTCGAGGTACTCAGCGGCACACTGATTTGGCCGGAGAACGTAATGTCAGTTGAACAGGTTCACCAGCAAACTGACCAGGGCTGGGTGATTTATGATATGGAGTTGTCCCTTATAGTCAACCCATTCTCCACCCCTGTCTCTCCTGTGAGCGGAGTCCCCTATCCCGTCACCATTTCTAATGACACTGGTGCCGGAGAGTCTATATTTGTACAAAATGACGGCGTAGGAAACTGGATTGACATCCCGGGTGAGGTATTACAAAGCTCTTTCCCCCTATTTACTTCTATCTCCATGCAGAGCGATTCTGGTGAGGCGGAGAAAACCTCAAAGGTGTACATTGGCGTCCGAAAAGGGAACAAAGATTTTGTCAGCTTCCTTGATGATAAATCCGCTGCTCATGTAATTACGGGAGCCACACAAACAGCAGACGCAGATTACTCCGCAGGTGGGACATACACCCAACTGCCATTCTCTGGGGTTGCGGAACAGGTACTCATCAGGTGGGATCTCTCCGATGAACAAATAGAGGCCACCCAGGGTGCGTTCAGATTATTTGGGCGCTGCAAGGATAACACTTACTGGAGCCCTGATGCAAACTACGCCATTGGCGTATATTACCAGGATACCTTGCTGCACAAAACGGAATGGCGGGCACCAATCGAGAGTGACGTGACCCTCTTCGACTTTGGTACAGTGTTCTTGCCTCCGTGGCTTGGATCTATGGAAGGACTTGCGGGTCTCTCTATTGCTATTCTTGGCATGCGAAAGCTTGCGGGCTCCACGACGATCAACCTTGACTATCTTTCCCTGCTTCCCCAGGACGGGGGTTACAGAGTTTTGAATTTCCGTGGGGGAGGCATGGGGCAGTTCGAGTACCTTGTCGATGATTCCTGGAGTGGCGTAACCTATCATGTGAACCTGGCCGGAAAAAAGTCAGGCCTTCCTTATGGGCTTATGGAGCCTATCACACTGCAACCAAAAACCGGGCAGCGTTTGTACTTTCTAATGGAAGGCACGGCAGGTTCCACGGAGATCTCCAGAAAACTCAAAGTTTCCCTTGGGGTTGTTCCTACTTACATGGTGCTTGCATGTTACTAACGGTTGCTTTATGGTCGGATCCCGCTGAGCGGGTGCAAGATTTTGTGGAAGCCACATCCAGGCATAAGGATCTCTCGTTTGGCACCTCTGCAATGGGAGGCTTTGGTGACGCATCTTTCACAATTTCCGCTGGCGGGTGGGCGGCAGTTCGATGGTACAGATCCTACCTGGGGCATCACATGGTCATCTTTGACCACTTCGGGAGACGCTTATATGAAGGCCGCATTGAAGACACTGACACATTCTCTGGCGGGGTGAAAATAAATGCCCTTGGCTATTACTCACACGGCCAGGAGCTCACCCATGGGATGATCTATCCTGCGGGATCTCCAAAGACGGCCTCTGATGTGGTCAAGGACACGATCAATATTGCCTGGGAAACCTCCAGAATATGGAACCCAGATACTTCTATGGTGCATCAGCTCCATTCAGATATTGCTCCACAGGATTTCACCATGGGAAAGAAACTCTCCCACGCCATGGAGGTCTGCATCCAATTTGGTAACGATGCAATCATCCCAAAGCCTATGTATGTAGCAGTGTGGGAGAACCGGAGGGTCTATTTTTACGAGGAGCCAGACGTCACCAACGCCCCTCACTGGAGAGTGTATCGGAGGGACTTCTCTAATCAAGAGGGTCTTTCCCTCAGCAGAACACGGGGCAAGGTATGGAACAAGCTCCAGGTTGTCTACGATGATCCTCTAATCGGGACAACGTTTACACAGTGGGCAGAAAACAAAGACAGTCAGCGACTCTTTGGTATCCGTGAAGGAACGCTGAACATTGGACAGGCTCTCCCGGGGATTGCAGAGACCGTAAGGGATCTTGCTTTGAACTCCTATTCTTTCCCTGAGCAATCTTCTTCCTTCGGCGTGAGCGGCAGAGTATACAACGGGGCTGGCGCCCCAGATTATCCCTACATGGTACGGGCGGGGCAGATCCTCCAGATAGCAGATTACGATCCATCCGCAGCACAGTTGGTCAGTGGATCCTCCGGCCTGGATAGCTCCACGGTTTTCATCTCCAGGACAGACTACAGGGCGGATGAAAATTCGTTGGTGTTGGAGTTGGGCAAGAGAAATGTCCAGCTCGACTTATTGATGGCCCGCCTTGGATTAGGGGCAGGGAGTGTGTCGTAGTGTTACCACAGGAAATTGAACAACTAAAAGTACATTTTCTTTCCAAGCTGGGTGGTGTTATTAGTGGGAGCATCACACCGAATCAGACCAATCAGCACAACCTTGGTTCTGATGCCTATAGATGGAAGACCCTATACGTCCAGACACTCATTGCGGACAATGTGCAAGGTGGTAGTGGCGCAGACGCCTCAACACTAAATGGCTTTACTGCATCCCAGACACCCCAGCCCAACACAATCCTCCCTCTGGATGGTATTGGCGTTTTCCCTGTTGGCGTATACAACCGTGCCCTGCTCGTAGATGGGACACGTGGCCTCATGGGGAACCTTGTTGTAGGGTCAGGGTATATGATTGACAACCTTGACCTGGACATTCATAACCATAGCGGGATTTTCGGCCTTGGGAACAAGATAAGTCACACCAATCTATTGAACCTGGATGCAGACGGCCATCCTCAGTATACCCAAAGGGCACAGGACGAGATCGTTACTGGTGACTGGATGTTTACCCACCTGCTTGATAGATCTGCAGGGTGGAAGTTCCTGCCTGACGAGTACACCTTCAAAGCTGTGCCCCATAATATGGCCTTCACCGCTACACCAAGTGAAGCAAAGATGGTTATTGGGCATAACAACGCCATCACCATTTTGTCCAATAGCACAAACGCAAAAATACAGGTGGGATCCGGAAATTCCTCTATAACTCTTAGCGGCACAGACCCGAACTACCGCCTGTGGGCTGGTGCTGTTCTCCCTGAAAACGCCACATTCTCAGTGGACAAAAATGGAGGCATGAAAGCTTCTGGGGGCACAATTGCTGGGTGGCAAATACTTTCTGGCGAGCTTCTTGGGGAGCACATGACCCTGTACTCTGGGGGTGAGATCATTCTTGGAGATGGGGCGATCAATGCGGAGCGTGAGGACGTAACCGTTCTGTCTGCTATTGACGGGAACGGGTGGCGCTTATGGTCTGGGCATTCCGATCCATCTCTGGCATCCTTCAAGATCAACCGCTGGGGGCAGGCGTTCTTCAAAGATGCCTATGTAGAAGGTGTTCTAAGAAGTTCAAACTTTGTTTCAGGAACCTCTGGTTTTCATGTTGATGGGACAGGCAGAGCGGAGTTCAATAATATTACTGCCCGTGGGCGTATTGATGCTGTAATTTGTGCGGAGCGGACGATCTCTGCTATGTCTGGCATGCTGATCATTTCTGAAGCTGCAGCATTGGCGGCTGACGTCTCTCTTGAAGATACCTACATCTATGTGGATGCAGACGCATTTGGCAAGGATGATATTCTGCGGATCCAGCCAAACAGGAACGCTTCCGAGTGGATGCGGGTAACATCCCCTGCAGCGGAAATGGGAGATTCCTATCGGTATGCTGTGATCCGTGACCTGAGCGGGGATGGCAAGTGTGCTTTCCAGGCAGGGGACACCATAGTGCGTGTTGGAACTGCAGTACAGGCCAACCCTATGTATCCCTATGGGTCTGGTGAAGAGGGTGCCGAGTATGGCTCTTACCAACCAGCAGGCTCGGGCACCAAAACAGATGGAGGCTGGCTTGTTCTTGAGGGATCTGGCGGGTTTGGTCCTTACTTTGGCGTAGAACGTCGTCGTGGCCCACTGTATGATCAGTACGAATCAGTTGTACGCATTGGAAACCTCCAGGGCACCCTTGATTACACAGAGCAAGTTTACGGGGCTGTGATCGGAAACGCAGGCCAGTATCTTGCCTACGACCAAACAAACGGCTTGCGGATCAAAACCCGTTCCGGCGCAGTCTCCATTGATGAAGACGGAATCGAGGCTGATGTATTTTCTATGACGACTGGCTCAGGAGAGCCCAGCTTCGTAGAAGATCGAGCACGCTTCTACGTTTACCGAAACACAGGATCACAACCCCAGGTTGGCATCAAAATAAAAGTTGACGGCTTTGAGAAGCACATTCAAAAAGTCGGGGACATGAGCATGGAAGACTATGACACCGATAGAAACGGTGTCGTCGATCTGGCAGAAGCAGCTCTAAGTGCTCCATGGAGTGGTTTGACTGGTACTCCGAGTGCCTTCACTCCCGCAGCACACACGCACGCCCCGAATGACATTGTAGGTATTGAGAATGCCATGGACATGATTCAGAGATCCTGGTTTGGATTATAGGAGGCTGTATGTTTGTTGAGAAAACCATCGTTGGGAATTTTTCAAACGCCGTTCCAATTTCCCTGCTTGAAGGACAGGCAGCGAAAAGAATCGCAGTGCGTTTTGCTTCATTCCATAACAGGGACACCGCTCCTGTCACAGTCACTTTCAGTTTTGAGAGGCAATCCGTATCATTTCCGATCACCAAAGTCACTCTCCAACCGGGTGAGACTTTTGTTTTCGATTCATTGCTGGTTTTGGAAGGGACTTCCGACAAGTTGATTGGGGTTCTTGCCGCAACTGTCACTTCCTTTCAGCCCGCCTTTGTTATCACTTACGCTGAGGTGACGTAATGCACGTCATTTCTGCAAATGGGGGCATCAAGGGTGGTGTTTCCGGACTATCCATATTTACAATAGGAGCCGATGGGGTCCCTAAAATAACGGGGATCGGCGCCTGCGTTGGGAGGAACGCCCCACAAAATATCCTTGGGGGTGCCCAGAGGCAAATCCTATATGACACACTTGTATATGATACGGGTGGGTTTATCCAGGGAGGGGATTTGACTCAACTGCGTGCCCCAGAGGATGGGTTATACACTGTCAGCACTACATTGGGCCTTGATGCTTATGCCTCTGGCAGTTATTTTGGAGCACTTTATCTAACGACAAGTGGATCCTCTTCAAAGGACACCAAATCTATCCCGGCGAACAAGTGGCCTGGTTTTACTGTAAGCTACACAACACGCCTTCTAAAAGGCGGCGCAGCGCATGTTTGGTTCTTACATGATCTGAACTCCGTGAACCTTTCCATCAACTACGGGGCATCTGTTGCCTGGCTAAGCATGCTAAGGGTTGGCTAAAGATGAATTATCCAGCAAGTTATGATACAGCAGCAACTACATTTGGCACTTTGCGGGATCTGGTTGTCCTTCATCTATCCACAGAAGTATCTGAGACGGATGACGTTTTCACTTTTGATGAAAGTCTACATGTGGACAATCTCTCTGCCAATACGTTCCTCTCTTTGCCAGGGGAGACTGTTCGCATTACATCCAAGGGTGTAAATGGATCCGGGGCGGTGAATGTCGAGCGGGCTATTAGTGGATCTGCAAAGACCCACGAAGCAGGTACGGTTGCTACACAGGAAATTACTTCGGGTACTGTGGAGATATTGAAGGGCCTGATCATAGCGGCACAAAAGTATAGAGGGCTAGTTGGCTCAGCGCTACCAGCCTCCTGCGTGCCCGGAGAAGCCTTCATTCATTCAGACGGAAACCTCTATGTTTGTTTCACCGACAACACATGGACAAAGATCACCCGGCCCAATCATGCAGAGTACACAGGCCTGGAAGCAGAAGACGCCCACACAATTTACTACAAACCCTCCGACTTTCCTGCCTGGCATGCATCCATCCCTGGGGAGCATCTGACAAACTCTGCGTCCCACAACCATTCAAGTGAGTTACTCAATGGGCTGCCTGTCCGAAAGTTTTCATGTGGAAACTTTGCAGACATCCCAGCCGCCAAGAATATTGGGGACGTATTTTTTGCTTTAGACCAGAACTCCTTGTATTTTTCCTACGACGGATCCTCCTGGAGCAGATACGAGAGCTCACCCAAGGGAACGACGCTCCTATTTGACACCGAATGCCCTGAAGGTTGGGTGCGTGTGGAAGAACTGGATGGTCGATTCCCCCGTGGGGCAACTGCGGGACGCTGGGCGAACCTTGTTTCCGGCGGCTCATTAGAGCATTCCCATGTCATGCCCACCCCAATCAGCCATACGCATACTGTAGCAGCTGTAGCCATGTACTCCCAACCATCCGGGGCTCACACGCATTCCCTCTCGTTGACCGCTGGCTCTGGGGCACAGACTGCTCCGTATCAGATCACAAACTACAATATCACAAATTTGACCTCCAGCGAAGCTGGCAGCCATTCTCATTCTGTGACCATTCCTGCGACGAACACTCACAGCGCAGGGAAGGCAACAGCAAACACGAAATCTGTTGAGCACTTACCCTCATACAAGAAACTTTTATTCTGTAGAAAGACTTAGGAGAACTATGTTAGATAGCAGAGTGTGTATCACCGTTGACGGCGGAACAATCAGTATCAATTATCAAGACGTGAGCGTCCTGGATGTTGTGGAAATCCTGGAAAGGCTGCTATTTGTCAGCAGGGCATATCTGACAATAAGCAAGCCCTTGTCCTCCGAAAAAGTCAAGCTCATTCTGGAGCCACACTTTCCTGGGGACAAAAAGATATGCATTGCTTTTGATGGCAAAGAAAGAATCGATGCTCACTCAAATGGATTGAGCGAATGGGAGACTACCTGCGCACTGCAGTGGGCGTCCACTTATATGCAGGCAGTTCTTTTGGGGCTAAAGGAGTAGGCATGCAAGGCAACGTTTTGTACCCCTCAAGTTATGATGGGCCATCTTCATTGTTCGGGGCCGCTGGAGATAACCAGGTCTTTACGGTGAAATACCCAATCAATGTTGATGCCATGCAAATTACCGTCAATGAGGATCTCTCTTCATTGGCCCTACCTACGATCTTGGTTTTCTTTGGTGGGGAAATTTGGTATGTCAAAGAGGGAGACGTTGCACAAAATGGACTTGGGGATTGGGTTATTCAGTTATCCAACCCCTATCAAAGAGCAATAAATGGAAGCCAGCTGCAGCCTCATTCAATTGGTGAAGAGATCTACACGGGGTTCACTGCGGATATTCATATCACCCTAAAGCGTGCCCTGATTGCCGCACAAAAATATGGCTTCCTTATTGGTACTGAGAGCGCAAGATCACTTACCAGTCCACTTGCAGGGATGGCTTATTTCTGCGCAGATTCCGGCAAGGTTTATTACTGCTTCACAGAGGGCAATTGGAAATGGATCAATAGGGCAACCCACGCCACTATTGCGGGCACAGATCAAAATGACCACCCTCAATATGCACAAGTGGCCGATTTTGCTGGGCAGCATGATTTCTCCGGGCACATTGCAGGCGGGGACAACCATGATCATACCTCGCCAAACCAGGGAGCCCCGATCAGGAGAGTAAGAAGTGGCCTGGCCGAGGATCAAGGGAACCCTGTTTGTGTAGGGGATACCTATTTCTCCGTGGATGTTGGTGGTGATGGCAGGCTTAGCGTTTCTGTTGACGGAGAGAACTGGACGGATGTTTCTGGTGTCCCGAGCGGGGCGATTGCTGCGTTTCCCTCCGCATGCCCCGATGGTTGGGTAAGGTACACAGAGCTGGACAATCGCATTCCGTTTGCGGCAAACACGCCAGGCGAATCGGGGGGAACTGTGCAGCACAAGCACGTGTACGACGAGATTGTACAGCACTACCATTCCGTTTCCTCCAGCACTGTCTCTTTGTCCACGATAGGCACCCACTCTCACGTTCTCAATCGCCGGGGAAGTGCAGGGAGCCAGACCGCCCCTGCGATTTATGGTGGGACAGGCACGGAAGAAACCACCACTGGCGGATCCCATACACATAGTGTCGTGGTACTTGGACGGGCAACCGATTATGCGGGTGCAGCAAGTGCGGAAACAGGGCTTGGATCCACCTTGCCCCCATATCAAGAAGTCGTTTTTTGCAAGAAGGTGTAACATGGCCGAGCCGACAACCTCTTTTTATCCTGACGCCTTTGACAATGATCTATCTCTCTATGGGGATCTCCAAGATCAGAGAAACCTTTCGTTGATTGTGGACGCCACCGATACAGCTACCACGCTTTACTTTGATGGAATCGAAGGCGTAGATTTGCCTACATATATTCGGTTCATGGACGGTGAGATCGTTTATGTGGAGGAAACAAACTTCGACAAGACCGCTTTCGTGAACGTCCTGCGGGGTGCTTGTGGATCAACACCAGTGTCTCACAGCATTGGAAGTGGGGCTTACCTGGTACTGACCGCAAAGCATATCAATGTACTCAAGAATGCAGCTTTGATTGCGCAGAAATTCCATGGGCTATTTGGCCTGGACGATGATAAGCCAGAGACACCAGAAGTAGGCATGATCTATAACGCACATGACACAAAACTTATGTACTGCTGCACGCAAGCAGGGGTATGGAGTGTCTTTGGGGGAAGGCTTTCTCATTCGGAACTGATTGAAGAAGGGGAAACGGATGATCACCCTCAGTATCTGAATGAACAACGTGCGCTTGATTGGCATAGCGTTGGGGGTCATGTCATTGATGGGGATGCCCATGATCACCGTCATGGAACCGGGGCGGGGAGAATCAATTCAGGGCTAAAAGATGGCAAGCCCTCCACATTTGATGTAGGGGAGGCTTTTCTTGCCATAGATACGGGAGAGCTGCTGATTGCAAAGGATAGTGCTTCCTGGGGGGCCGTGACAGGGGCGCCGCAAGGGATGATTGCTATTTTCCTTGAGGAAGACATTGCAGAATATGGAAACCAGTGCCCTCCAGGCTGGGTACGATACACGGCCATGGACGGAATGTTCCCAAAGGGTGCACCTTCTGGAATAACTTCTCCTCTGGAGCAGGGGGGAATGAACGTACACACGCATTCCTATAACCAGGTACCAAGTCACAATCATGGTATTCCACAGATCTCAGCAACAACGACCTCTTCCGGAAGCCATTCACATAATTTTCCAAGCTCCACGACAGCCAGCGGAGAAGGACTTGCATACATCACGAACGGAAACAGGAGTGGATCCGTGAGTACGAGCTCAGATGGAGAGCACACGCATTCCATGACAGTGCCTGCAAGCACAACGGGAGATGCAATAAAAACAGTTGGGGGCTCCTACGGGGAGAACTCCGCCATCACGTCAGCAAGTGAGGCGATACCCCCCTTCCAGGAAGTTGTGTTTTGCCAAAAAGCGTAGAGAGTTTATTGTAGTAATCAGGAGACCATCATGGAAATTGAGAAGAGACTATTAGAAGTAACTGGAACACAAAATGTTGACGACGCTTTCAAGGCGATTGAGCGCCTTGGTGGCACACTCATGGAGCAGAATAATTTTATTGCGAACATGAGTTTACTGTCCTTTATTATTGGACCGCAAGGCCTGGCGTTCTTCATGCCAAGCCCTGGGTTGATCACATCCATTGAAGGCCTGGCAATGGTAGACAAAGCACTGTCTGACTTTGCAGGCATTCTGGCGCAGCAGAGGCAGCTTGTTTACCAGCAGGCGACACAGAATAAGCAGCCAGACAAAGCTGTGAAATCTAAAAACAAAGAGGTGAAGTAGGATGAGCACGGCGCCCATGTGGTACAGAGGTGATACAAAGCGGCTTATTGTAAATACTATTGATCCAGCTGGGCAGCCCATCCCTCTTGCTGGGGCGCTGTTATCGTTTGCATTTGTAAACAAACGCACCGAGACAATTATCTTTACCAAGAACCTTGGGGATGGGGTTGAGATCACAGGCACATCCCAATTCACTGTTCATATTGCCCCGGAGGATACTGCCTCTTTGCCCCCAGGGGATTATATTTGTCAGGCACGGGGCTTTTGGGCATCCTCAGAGGACAAGGCCACGCTGCTTGACCTGACAATCAGGCTGGTCAATGTCTGGGCGGACTAGTGCCACTCCTGTCAAGGAAGTGCACCACAGCGTAGCAGAGCTTTCCCTTGAGACATCCTTCAAGGTATTTTCTGACTGCGTTGTGACAGCACCCATTCCTGCAGCAGGAATGATCCCTATAGAGACCTCTTTTTCACCGTCCTTTGATTGCGTTGTGTCTGCATCCTTCTACAGGATAGATGCAGTGTACACCGCCTGCGTGGATATTATTACAGGGAAACTATCCTTCCTTTTGCGGGAAGAACTTGACGGTTACATTCTCGCAGAGGATGGGACCAGAATTGTAATTTAGAGGTACTATGGGCGAATACGATCTTCCAATTTCAGGGCATCCCCCGATCACTGTTCCTCTTGCCACAGATCTTTTCATCTTCGCTCGAAGTGGAAAGTCCTACAGGATTGCTCATAGTGATCTCACAGCCAAAGCCCTTGGCAGCCTGGTGGATGTGGATCTTACGGGGTTGTCTAATGGATCCTTTTTGGTATATAGCACCACGAGCAATAAATGGGTTGTCGCCTCTGGTGTTATGCGTACATCTGTTTATGACCAAAACGGAAACGGGATCGTTGATCAAGCAGAGGCTGTTCCGTGGTCAGGTGTCACCGGAAAACCCACTACATTTACTCCCTCTGCACACACGCACGATGAGCGATACTTCACAGAAACCGAGCTCTCTTTAGCTGGTGGCGGGGGTATCGTGCATTGGGACAACCTCATTGGTGTTCCTACCCTGGCCGTTGGAGACATGCGTAAGTCCGTGTATGACACGGATGGAGATGGTATTGTCAACCAGGCGGCCATGGTTCTCTGGTCCGGCGTTTCTGGCAAACCAGCTGCGTTCCCCCCTGCAGCCCATAACCATGATGACCTTTACTTCACGGAATCTGAGCTTTCAACCTCCGGAGGCGGCGGTCAAGTACACTGGAATAACATTACCAATAAGCCCACTTTCACTACTGGTAACATGGAGAAGGACACCTATGATGCCAACAATAATGGCATTGTAGACGCTGCAGAATCTGTGCCCTGGTCTGGGGTTACCGGAAAGCCAGCCACTTTCACTCCATCAGAGCACCATCACGATGATCGGTATTACACAGAAACAGAATTGTCCACATCTGGACAAGCCGTCGTACATTGGGGCAATCTGTCCAACGTGCCAGGCACTTTTACCCCTTCAGCACACAACCATGACGAGAGATACTACACTGAAACGGAACTGCAGAGTGGTGCAGTCTCTGTGCACTACAACTGTATTACAAACCTCCCAGCTTCTTTCACACCTTCAGCCCACGCTCTTTCACATCAAGATGGTGGCAGTGATGAATTGAATGTAGCAGGGCTCTCTGGCGTTCTTGCCGACGCCCAAAATGCAAATAAACTCAATGGTAGGTTGGTAGCCAATATCGCCCCCTCTGACGGCCAGGTACTGGCCTGGAATGATTCCACGAACCAATTTGAGCCTGCGGATGGTGGGTCAGGATCCGGTGGTGGCGGGCACGTCATCTTTGACGAAACTACTGAGCTCACCCAAAGAGAGAACCTAAAATTCCTTGGGCAAAACGTCACCGTTGTGGACGATGGAGACAATGAAGATACTTTAGTAAAGGTTTCTGATTGGCCCCTGGTCAAGGACACTCTTAGTGAACCCTTTACCATTCCTGCGGGACACACGCTGCTTGTTGGGCCTGAATTTACCGTGGACGAAGACCTGACCATTGACGGCACCCTTGTAGTTGTTGCTTCCAATGGATCAAACAGTGGATGGGTTTCCTCTCCTGATACATGGACACGTGTATCTGACACCTCTTTCTCCGTAAACCGTGACGTTACCTTTGTCTTTACAAAAGGCACCCGCTTACGATGGAAACAGGGGAGTGCCTGGAAGTACGGCGTTGTGTATTCCAGTAGTCACTCAAGTGGCGTAACAACTGTAACGCTTATCGGAAACAATGATTACGTCATCTCCAATTCAGAGATCACTGACTGCGGTTGGTCTTACACTTCCTCTCCCGCTGGCTGGCCTGGGTGGTTCAACTACACCCCGGTAATTACAGCAAGTGGCTCAATGACTTACACAAGCGTTACGATTAGTGTAGCAAAGTTCTCTGTGCATGAACAGACTATGGAGATTATGCTGTCCGTGACTGGTATGGTTGGAGGCACCTTGTCGAATACGCTGGAGGCTACAGCTCCAGTAAACGCAGCAGGATCTTCTGCTCTATCTGCAATGTTATCAATTTCGAGCATTGCAACATCAGGGTTCTGTTTTATTTCATCCTCTAATTTTGGAAAAATGCTTGTCAGAAAGCATGATGCAACCAATTTATCGGCGGGGGCTACAGTTTTCGTCATTGGCGGATTGTTTGCTTTCTAAAAACCGCAGCAAAAAGGAAATATTATGGCAGCAAAAATAAACATGCCCATTCAAGAAAGCGCCCCGATCACATCTCCCACGGGATTAGATCTGTTTCCGATGGCGGATGGCTGGTATTGGCAAAAGTTTGGAATGACCCCGGAGAAACTTGGCGGTGGCTTGAGCCTGGGCAAAAACTATATCCTCAACAGCAATATGGTTGTATGGCAAAGAGGCGCACTTCTTCCGGCGCATGGGTCGTTTTCTTCAATCATGGACGCTTGGAAGTACGCAAAGACAGGCTCGATGGTTCATACCATCTCGAGGGATAATGATTTGCCAGAAGGCGTACTGTCAGGGCATAGTGCAAAAGTTCAGTGCACCACAGCCCAAAGCTCTCTGGCGAGTGGGGATAGATGCTTTTTGTACTATATGATGGAGGGGTACGATTACGCAAATCTGCGCAACAAAACAGTAACACTCTCGTTTTGGGTGCGGGCATCTAAGGCGGGAAAATACTATGTATCATTTGCAAATAGTGGATCAAACAGAGTGTGGGTGTCTGGGTATACCATAAACGCACCTGATACATGGGAAAGAAAAGCCCTGACTGCAACTTTCAACTACTCTGCGGGTGGAACAGAAGATTATGGTACCGGGATAGGCCTCTATATTAAATTTGCACTGGCCGCTGGATCAGATTTCCATGCTGCGGAAAACCAATGGGTAACAACCAACTTGCTTTCAGGTTCTGATCAAGTCAACTTATGTGACACAGTAGGAAGTACATTTTATCTGACAGGCGTACAGATGGAACTTGGACCTTCCGCAACGGACTTTGAATATCCAAGCAGGGGCGTTGATTTACTGAGGCTCCAGAGGTACTGCCAAAACTACTGGTCGGCAGAGGTTCAAAATCCTATTGGGCACGGCCATGCAGTCTCCACGACAATCGCATTGATCCATGTGGCGCTTACGCAAAATATGAGAGTAGTACCCAGCCTGATTGCTTCTCCTGTTGATTGGTTTTTGAGCGACGGTGTTACCAACACCGCAGTTACAGTATTATCTATACAGCCAGGACAGTCAAGCACAAGGACTGTAACCCTCAGGGCCCAAGTGGCGTCCGGCCTGACTGCGTTTCGCCCGATGTCACTCATAGGCGCAAATGTACAGGGGGTACTCCTCTTTGACGCAGCCCTATAAAGGAAAGGCATAATTATGTCTATTCGATTACCTGTACGGGGATCAAACCCCGTTGAATATAAAAGGCTCGTTCTTGGAAGCGATGGCCTTGTCTTGATTGATGAGGAGCAAAACGAAACCCCCGTCGGGAGTGGCGTTGGTGGAGGTGGCAGGGAAATCCTGACCGCTCCGAGAACGTACTATGTTCGCACGGACGGGAACGATAGCAACAGCGGCTTAGAGAATACCGCTGGAGGTGCATTCCTTACACCCCAGAAAGCAATTGACGTTGCTGCCGCCCTGGACACATCTATTTATGATGTGACCATCAAATTCGCCGATGGTACATACACCATTGTCAATGGGCTTATCCTGAAAGCTGCGGCAGGCGCAGGGTTAATTATCCTCGAAGGCAATATGACCACTCCTACCAACGTGGTTATTCGAACAAACAATTCGGTTGCCGTTGACAATGTTCTTGTCTACAAGGCACAGGCTCAGACAAACTACATCCTGAAGGGTATCCATTTTGACCAGGTTGGCTCTGTTGTGGGGCAGTATGGTATTCGGCAAGAGCTTGGGTATATGGAAATCTCTGATTGCAGGCTTAGTGGAGCAAGTTTTGCTCTTTTAGCCGTAGCCAATAGCAAGGTGTTCATCTCTGGGAATATGTCTTTTAGTGGCACTATGGCTTATGCGTTCGCTTGTCAACCATTCGGAGCCATTGAAACAATAGCAAGCGCCCAAACATTTACCTTAGTAAACTTTAGCTCATCATCTGGGTTTGTCTATGTTTATGCGGGAAACTGCCAATTTTATAGCGTAACGTTTTCTGGGACGAACGGCGGCAAGCAGTGGAACGTTGTTTGGAATGGTGTTTTTTACAAGCCTTCCGTGACGATTCCAGGATCTGCCGGAACAACGGCTTCTGGTGGCCTGGTGCTGTAAATACAACTGCACTCATCCAAAAAACAAGAGCACCCGCAAAGGTGCTCTTTTCTTTTACTTCCAGACCTGCTTGTCCATTGTAGGTAGTAGGTAGAGCATTTTATCAATTGAAGAGGAGCCCTTGGTGAGAAGGTCTATGGAAAACACAGTTCAAAATAAGTTCATTGTGCGCAAACACCACGGCAGAGACGTTTGGGTAAGGCGGGATCTGGCCGGGAAACACAGAGAGCATTGTCTTTGTTACCAGTGTGTGAGGTTCACATCTGAAACCGAGTGTCCTATTGCGAAGGACGTTTTCTCAATTTGTTTGAAGCATGGCATCACCACCCCTGTATGGGAATGCCCTGAGTTTGTGGAAGATCCAAATACTTTATAAGCTGCCAGGGATCCCGGCAGGAATTTTATTTTACTAAAAGAGGAGTGCCTAATGTACGATAACTTCCCCCTCGGCGTATACATCCGAGATTGTTCAAAAAGCATTGACTTCACAGAGCTAAAAGCGAAGGGTGTCAAGTTCGTCGTTGCCCGCCTGGGCGATGGCAAAGGCATCAACCTTGCCTATTCTGTTGCAAATAACAAGCGTTACCTGGACCTGGGCTTTGACAAAGTGGTTACCGAATGTCATAAGCATGGGATGTTCTGTATCCCGGAATGGCATTTTATGACTGGCGGCAACGATTATCCTCGGGATTTCCCGAACCCCGCCAACGACAAGCAAATTGTTCCTCTGGTTTATGGCCTGCAGAGCAAAACTTTCCAGGCTGTGTCTGTTCGCATCACGGATGTCCTGGACAGCTCGACCCGCATCGCAGACGCCGTGTCGATGTTCTACGGATACATCAAGAAATTCTACGGCAAAAAGGCTACCTTCCTGACCATCAATCGCAACATGTTCGAGAAGGGCTCTCCTGCTCTTGGCGACACGATCTCTCAGGCAGGAAAAGAGTGGCCGTTGTTCATTGTGGACAACCTTGCGCCAGGCCATGCATTTACCTCATGGTCCTCATTCAAGTTGCCTCCAACAACCCCAATTATCACCCCTGGAAATTTCAACGCTGGCAGAGGCGGTTTGATCTGGCAGTTCGGATCTATGCCGAATTATGGCCTATGCCTATGGATTGGCAGCGAAGCGCACATGCTTGACAAGTTTGGCGAGCGCCCTGCAAATTACTCAACCGCACCAAGCACAGGTGACGGGTCAACCAATCCTGGTGGAGACAACACGAACCCTGGCGGCGGTACCACGAACCCAGGAGACACAGTAATTGGTGGGGCGGATCTTGTTGCTGCCCTGAATGGCAACGCAGAGAAAATTGACAAGTTGGCAGACAGCGTCATTTCCCTGAAAGATGCTTTACTGACCATCTTCAACAGAAAGTAGGAAGTATGACCTCATACAACGCTGGCAGACCCTTCGGGATCGACATCAGCAGCCATCAAGGGGCAATTGACTTTGACAAACTCGCCGCACAGACAGGTGATTTGTATGTGCATTTCATTGGTATCAGGGCCACTATGTCCTGGGGATTTCAAGACGCCCGTTACAAGGCCAATTGGGCAGGTGCAAAGCGGATTGGTCGCCTACGCACTGCGTATCATGTCATTTATCCTGGGCAGCCCACTAAAAACCAGTGTGACAACTTCTTCAAATTCATCGGGGATGATCGTGGAGAACTCCCTGAAACCCTGGATCTTGAGCTGGACCACGGGTGCTCAGCAGCTCAGATTCAAGACAGCACCTTGTCACATGCTATCCGGTTCTTCCAGGAAACGGGGCGCCGCCCATGGATATACTCCAGAAAATCCTGGCTGGATTACTTCCTTACGGGGACGAAGTGGAATGCCAACGCCAGGCCTCCCGCCTGGCTGAGTGACTACGATTGGTGGCTTGCACAGTACCTGAACGCTCCCGTTGAGCACCCAGGCCCCGTGATGGTGCCCTTGGGTGTGTCCAGAGACGACATCATTATTCATCAAACTGCCTCTCATACTCCGGGTGCCCCTTTTGGGGTGGAATCGCTTCAACTGGACTACAACCGCTGGCAATTTGATCTGCAGCGCTTGTATGCAATCGCCGGAAAACAGCTCCCCGGGGAACAGCCTCCGGATATACAGGAGCCTCCGTCAAATGATGACCCCCCAGGGAACGTCACCCTTCCTCAGGACGTTGCGCAGGCAGTGCAAAAGCTACGCACCTCCATTGAGACCCTAAGAGGCGTCCTGGATGAATGCGAAGCCGAGTTGGCTGGCATCGGGGAGAACTAAAATGGGAGGGAACAGCTCTCCAACATCAAGCCATCAGGAGGCATTCTTGTCACCTCAAGCAGAAGAGCGCATCGCAACAATCGTTGTGGATGGTGTTCGAAAAGCGCTTGCTTCAAGCGATGACCATAAAGCCCTGCACGAACTACAGGGCTTAGTGGCGACTCTTTGTGAAGAGCAGAGAGCCGCCAATAACCGTCTTGCGGATGTTGAGAGGCAGCTTGAAGGTGTGGCTGCGGATGTTCAGGGTCTCTCTGATGACCTGAGTGGGGACAAGGGCATTATTGCAACTGTGCGGGGTATGCAACCTTGCGTTTCCACCCTGGAGAGAGCTGTTCTTGGAGACAGAGAACACCCGGAAGAAAACAAAGGCCTTGTAGTCCGTGTGTCCTCACTTGAAAAGGTTGTGCGGGACATTTCAAAACCCGCATGGATTGTGTTGACGGCGGTGCTTACCACGACCACCACGTTCATCTTAGCAAACTATATTTTTTTCCGAGCGTCGCCATAAGTCCAGATGTGGACAAAGTTTACCAAAAAACAATTGTAGAACTTAGGAGATGATATGGCAAGACAAACAATTACCCCCAGCCAAACCAATCGAAGACCCGGGCTCAAGCTTGCTTTCTTCCCTGTGACAGCAGACGGGATCGCAGTTACAAACGGGGCATCTAATGCTCTGGTTGTTGTAAAAAACGGCGGTGAAAACTCGATTGATGTCACGTTCGTAACCTCCTACACTGCAGATGGTAACCAGTTGGCCGACATGGTCACCTCCGTGGCAGCAGGAGAAGAGCGCATTTTTGGCCCGTTCGACAAGCGATTTTACAACCAGCCCAACAACATGATTGACGTCAACTTCTCCGGCGTGACCGATGTAGAAGCCGCTGCATTCATCATTGGGCAAAACTAAAAAGGAGTAATCTCTTTATGGAAAAGGAACTATTGTGGCAGGTGGTTGCGCAGGTCATGGAGGTGCTCATCCGGGTACTACTTCCAATCCTGTTGACCTACCTGGTTGTTTTCATCAACAAGAAACTTGCAGAAGCAGGTACGCTTGTGCGACAGAATGAGCTTGATTACGCTGTCAACGTGATCTGGCAGCTTGTTCATGCCGCTGAGCAGAACGGGTTGAAGAAGAACCTGGTGGATATTGGTAAAGATAAAAAGGCGTGGGTCTTGGCTGAAACTGACAGAATCCTAAAAAGCCGAGGCATGATTATTCCTTTAGCAGAACTCGACGCCCTTGTCGAGGCTCAGGTCAATATGGCTTTTGAAAAGGTCAAGGTGCCCAAAGAGCTCCAAGATGAGGCAAGTCGGCTTATTGAATAATATTTTCCATCTCCTTCTCCTAAATAAGGGCGGCCCATTATGTGGCTGCTCTTATTTTTTCTGCTATGCATATATACCTTGACGTAAAACAGGGCTTATGATAGTATATACCATATTAGAGGTGATAACTAATGGCGAGCATACTCGATTTATCCGGTGAAGAGCTGCGCAGGTCTTGGAAAGAAAGTGGCCTGGAAATGCGGCAGTTTGCCAAACAACACGGGGTTTCATTCTCAGCTGTGCGTTCAAAAATTTACCGAGAGGGCCTACGAAGAAAGCGGCTTGGGCTGGATGTTGTACAAGAGGAGCAAGTTCACACCTTGAAAAGGAATGTACAAGGGGACACCATTGAAATTTATGAGGATGGGGCCAATGAACTTGTAGTTCACTCTAATGGGCAGAGTATTCGCACATTAGACCAGCTCATAGAGTCAGCGGAGGTAGACCTGGACATATGGGAGCCTCTCTCCCCTGATTATAATGCATGGGAATCCTTTGCGAAAGTTCGCAGAGGAGGCGGTGAAGAACTCATCAAGGTCACACTCTTCCAGGTCAAGTGCCGCTTCATTCGCAAGAAACCTATCAAAGTATTACCAACGATCCAACCCGTGCACCTGGAAATCCAACAACGACTTTCCGGCGCACAAATCCAAAAAAGGGAAGACTCCCTTGCTCTATTCCTCCCAGACCCTCAGTTTGGTTTCAAAAGAGATCTTCGAACAAACAAGCTTGATCCATTCCATGACCGCAGAGCATTGAGCGTGGCCCTGCAGATTGCAACACACCTACAACCTGATGCGGTTATTTGGGGAGGAGACATCCTCGACCTTGCAGAGTTCTCCGATCATTTCACCAGAAGCCCAGAGTTTCTGTTTTGCACTCAGCCTGCTCTTGCTGAAGCAGCGTACTGGATCAAATCTTTTGTAGATGCAGTTCCCTCTGCGGATCACTACGCTCAGGGTGGGAACCATGAAAAGCGGCTTGACAACAGTATCGTCAACCACCTTATGGCCGCCTACGATTTACGATCAGCAGACAACCTGGACGCATCCCCTGTTCTTGGAATTGACAATCTCCTTGGGCTGAGCCGAATGGGCGTCATATACATCGGAAACTACCCCAACAGTGACCTTTGGCTGAATGATGATTTACGGTTTACCCATGGCGACATTGCCCGTAATGGCCCTGGGGCAACTGCAAAAGCATTTCTTGATCGAGCCGATGAAAGCACCATGTTTGCCCACATTCACCGGATAGAGATGCTGTCCCGGACTATTCACAAGAACGGGCGAAGAAGGACTATCAATGTTGTTTGCCCCGGATGCCTCTGCAGAACTGACGGGATCGTACCAGCGGCAAGCGCAAGAGTAAGCTGGCAACAAGGGATAGGGTACGCCTATTACAATGACACTCACTGCAAGCAGATGGGTGCTATCTCAATTGAAGATGGATCCTCCTATTTTGATGGGAATCACTTCGTTGGGCAGAGTCATGAATCGGAGATTTCAGATGTTCTGTCAGCTGTCTTTGCATAATTCCATGGATCCTACTACACGAGCATCATTCCTTTACACCGCTATCAGAATGGGTGTAATAGAGATTGCTGAAGCCTCTGTAGGAACCAGGGCACATTGCCATTGGGATTATGCCATGGATATTGGCACAGGCCTTGTAAGGATATGCACCAGGCCTCTTGAAGCTCCTGAATACCCTGACGTTCCTGTAAAAATGCAGTCCCTGTGCGTGGAGCTGCATGGGGAACGGCCAGCAGATCCAGGGTGGTTGTTCGGAGGAAAAGCAGATTTAGTCGTCTTCCAGACGCACGACAAATACTTATTGGTAGATCGCAAAGTGTTGTGCTCCTACGTAAGCAATCTGGGCCCTATTATTGGTAGGCAATCCGGTCCAGAAATGTTGGCCTGGATCCCCCTGGTTCCAGAATTTTATTTGTATCCGGATCTTGTTTACGTTCCCTGGAAGAAGTAAGAGAGGCCCCATACAGGGGCCTCTCCCCTTTAGGAGAATCTGATGAAACCTGTTTCAAAGTCAGAAGCAAAATGGTGTGCTGGTTGGGTCATAGAAAACCCCCGCATTATTCGCAGGGGCTTTACTAAATGGGGAAAGCGCTGGATGCGCAGGGCACGCAGAAGAGCTGCAAAGAAAGAACTACGCTCCTACATCAACAAATGATCCACAACCCCAAAAGACCTATGCCCTTCCAGTATGTCCTCATCATCCAATTGCTGGATGTATTTGCGGGTGGTTTCAACGTGGTTGTGCCCCATGAGCTGCTGAATAATCAGGATGTTCATCCCAGACTTTGCTGACATTTTTGCAAAAGTTCTCCTGAGGGCATGAGGGGAAAATGCGACCCCAGACCGGGCTTTTATCCGCAGGAAAGCTGACTGAATAGATCTTGGGCCCAGCGGAGCGTACTCGTCTGTTTGAAAGACATGCTGATCCGGATCGGTATTACGAGGGTGCTCAATATTCAGCTCCCTATTGTATTTCAGCATCATCCTCAATGTCTGCTTTCCTATTGCAGAAACCCTGTACTTACCTCCTTTGCCACAGAGCACTTCAATCCTGCCCGTGCGCATGTCCACATCCTTCCATTTCAGGGATGCCATTTCCGTGAGGCGTAACCCACTGTCAACAGCCAGAAGGATAAGAAGCTTGTCCCTTGTGTTGAGGCAAGCATTCAATATTTGCTGCACCTCTTCCACGCTTAGCGTAGGCAGCTTCTTTTGTACAAGCTTGGGCTTCATAACCTTTGGAACGGTCTCAATGTAACCTACGTCATTGGCGTACCTGAACATCGTGAGGATGGTGCGTGCGTACCCATGTATATATAAGGCAGACAGGGGCTTCGCATCCCTCTTGGAAGGGGTCTCCCTGAGCCTCTGCAGGAATAGGTTGATCACCCTTGAATCAACCTGGGTAATTGTGTAGCACCCCTGGCCTTTACAGAAGTCAATGAAGCGCTCAATATTTGCAGTGTACCAACTGACCGTGCGCTTGGATGCGCCAGCAGCCTCCCTGCTCAGTAGAAATTCCTGAAAGAGATCCTCCAACGTCATCTCGAATGCAACAGATATAGTGTTTGTGGTTCTCACCTTGGTCATTTTCTTTTCCAT